TTAAAATTTTGGGTAATGTTGATTTAAGTAAAAATCAAGAAATAACAACTCTTGGCAATTGTTATGCTGTTGGTGGTCATTTGTATTTAAATTGGTGCCAAAATCTCGAATCACTTGGAAATTTAACCGAAGTTGGTGGTTATTTAGATTTAAGAGAGACAAATATCCAATCACTTGAAAGTTTAACTGCTGTTGGTGGTAATTTGTATTTAGAAAATTGTACAAATCTCCAATCACTTGGAAATTTAACAGAAGTTGGAGGTAATTTAAATTTAAGATATTGTACAAATCTCCAATCACTTGGAAAGTTAACTGAAGTTGGTGGTTATTTAGATTTAAGAGAGACAAATATCCAATCACTTGAAAGTTTAACTGTTGTTGGTGGTAATTTGTATTTACAAAATACACCAATAGCTAAGACAATGACAAAAAATGAAATAAGACAACAAGTTAATGTTGGTGGTAAAATTTATATGCTATGAAAACTTTAATTAGAAAACTATTAAAAGAACAAGAAGAAATAATAACTCTTCCACCTATTATACATTTCGATAATGATTGGAATCTGGTATTGGAAGCGTCTGAAGGAAAACCATTTAAAATTTTGGGTAATGTTGATTTAAGTAAAAATCAAGAAATAACAACTCTTGGCAATTGTTATGCTGTTGGTGGTCATTTGTATTTAAATTGGTGCCAAAATCTCGAATCACTTGGAAATTTAACTGAAGTTGGTGGTTATTTGGATTTAAGGGAGACAAATCTTCAATCACTTGGAAATTTAACCGAAGTTGGTGGTTGGTTGAATTTATATTATTGCAAAAATCTCCAATCACTTGGAAATTTAACCAAAGTTGGTGGTTGGTTGAATTTAGAAAATTGTGCAAATCTCGAATCACTTGGAAATTTAACCGAAGTTGGTGGTTGGTTGGATTTAAAAAATACACCAATAGCTGATACCATGACTGAAGATGAAATAAGACAACAAGTTAATGTTGGTGGTAATATTTATATGCTATGAAAACTTTAATTAGAAAACTATTAAAAGAACAAGAAGAAATAATAACTCTTCCACCATTTGAATATTTCGAATACGATTGGAATCTGGTATTGGAATTAAGTGAAGGGAAACCATTTAAAATTTTGGGTAATGTTAATTTAACTAATAATCAAGAAATAACAACTCTTGGCAATTGTTATGCTGTTGGTGGTTGGTTGGATTTATATAAGTGCAAAAATCTCCAATCCCTTGGAAATTTAACAGAAGTTGGTGGTGATTTGGATTTATTTGGGTGTGAAAATATCCAATCACTTGGGGATTTAACAGAAGTTGGTGGTGCTTTAAGTTTATATAATTGCGAAAATCTTGAATCCCTTGGAAATTTAACCGAAGTTGGTGGTGATTTGGGATTGAGTTGTACACCAATAGCTGATACAATGACAGAATATGAAATAAGAAAACAAGTTAATGTTGGTGGTAATATTTATTTATAATGAAAAAATTAATCAGAAAACTATTAAAAGAACAAGAAGAAATAATAACTCTTCCACCATTTCATTATTTTGATAATGATTGGAATCTGGTATTGGAATTAAGTGAAGGGAAACCATTTAAAATTTTGGGTAATGTAGATTTAAGTTATAATCAAAAAATAACAACTCTTGGCAATTGTTATGCTGTTGGTGGTAATTTGGATTTATATTTTTGCGAAAATCTTGAATCACTTGGAAATTTAACTGAAGTTGGTGGTTATTTGGATTTATTTGGGTGCAAAAATCTCCAATCAATTGGAAATTTAACAGAAGTTGGTGGTGATTTGTATTTACAAAATACACCAATAGCACATACCATGACAGAAAATAAAATAAGACAACAAGTTAATGTTGGTGGTAAAATTTATATGCTATGAAAACTTTAATCAGAAAACTATTAAAAGAACAAGAAGAAATAATAACTCTTCCACCATTTCATTATTTTGATAATGATTGGAATCTGGTATTGGAATTAAGTGAAGGAAAACCATTTAAGATTTTGGGAGATGTTGATTTAAGTAATAATCAAGAAATAACAACTCTTGGCAATTGTTATGCTGTTGGTGGTTGGTTGAGTTTATTTAATTGCGAAAATCTCCAATCACTTGAAAGTTTAACTGTTGTTGGTGGAGATTTATACTTATACAATTGCACAAATCTCCAATCACTTGGAAATTTAACCAAAGTTGGTGGTAGTTTGAATTTAAGATATTGTACAAATCTCCAATCCCTTGGAAATTTAACTGAAGTTGGTGGTGATTTAGATTTAAGAGAGACAAATATCCAATCACTTGAAAGTTTAACTGTTGTTGGTGGTTATTTGGGATTGAGTTGTACACCAATAGCTAAGACAATGACAGAAGATGAAATAAGACAACAAGTTAATGTTGGTGGTAATATTTATTGGTGGTAAAATTTTTTTTAATTAAAAAAGTAATATTAATAATTATTAATATTAATAATAATATTATATTAATAATAATTTATATATATATATATATAAATAAAATAAAAAAAATAATTAAAAAAGTCAATAGTTTTTTGAAAAAAAATCATAACACTAATATTTATATTAAAAGGTATCATAAACACCTTTGTTAATATAATTAACACAAATGTTTATATAAAAAAATAGATATAAAAGAAAAAATATAATGGCTGATTTATTAATGAAAATGCCCATACCTTATGAACCTAAAAGACAAAATAGGTTTATTTTAAGGTTTCCATCCACATTAGGAATAAATGAATGGTTTGTTGAAACTGCAGCAAGACCAAGTTATAAAGTAAATGCTACAGAAATTCAATTTTTGAATACTTCAACATATGTTGCTGGTAGATTTAATTGGAACCCTATTACTGTTAAATTTAGAGACCCTATAGGTCCATCAGCGTCTCAAGCTATTATGGAATGGGTTAGACTTTGTACTGAATCTGTTACAGGTAGAATGGGGTATGCTGCAGGGTATAAGAAAAATGTTGATTTAGAGATGTTAGACCCAACTGGTGTTGTTGTTGAAAAATGGATACTTGAAGGTACTTTCTTAGAATCCGTTAACTTTGATTCATTATCATATTCTCAGGATAGTATAGCAAGTATTACAGCAAGTCTTAGAATGGACCGTTGTATTCTTGTTTATTAATTTATTTTTCTAAACCCTTTACAACCAAAATTTAAATTCATATATTTATATATATATATGGATTTAAATTTTTTTTTATTAAATAACAAATCAGGATTTAAAACTAAGGAAGCTTGGTTTAAAAAGAATTATCCTGATGAATATTTAGATATTTTAGACTATTCAAAAAACATTGATTGTTCATTTAAAGAAAGAATTTGGTTTTATTTTAATAAAACCATTGAACGACCTAAATGCTTCAATTGTAAAAATGAATTAAAATTCAACGAAAGATTCGATAATCCATATTCAGAATTCTGCTCAATACAATGCTTTAACTCAAATAAAGAAGAAATGATTAAAAGGCAAGTTAAAACATTTAATGAAAAATATGGTGTAGATTTTTACCCCAAATGTAGTGATTTTATTAAAAAACAAAAAATAACAAAACATCAAAGATATGGGAATGAAAATTATGTTAATGTTGATAAAATAAAGGAAACTAAGAAAAAAAGATATGGTAATGAAAATTATACTAATATTGAAAAATATAAAATAACTTGTATATCGAAATATAATACTGATAATTATTCAAAGTCTAATCATTATAAAGAAATAATTAATAAAAAATATTCAGAATTATATCCTAATATAAATTTTATAGAAATTAATAAAAGTTTTGTAAAAATTCATTGCCATAAGTGTAATTCTAATTATGAAATATCAAAACAATTAATATATGAAAGAAATTTAAGAAATTATGAAATATGTATAAATTGTAATCCTATTGATGTTTCTAAAAGAAGTGGTTATGAAGATGAAATTATACAATTCTTAATTAAAAATAATATTGAAATTATCAAAAATTATAAATTTAATAATTCAAAAAAAGAGATAGACATATTTTTACCAAAATATAATTTAGGTATTGAATTTAATGGGTTATATTGGCACTCAGAACTATTTAAGAGTTCAACATATCATCTTGATAAAACGGTTTTAAGTAAAAATGAAAATATTGATTTACTACACATTTTTGAAGATGAATGGATTTATAAAAAAGAAATTGTTAAATCAATAATTTTAAATAAATTAGGTATTTTAACTGAAAAAATAAATGCTCGAAATTGTGTAATTAAAGAAGTTTCATATAATGATTCAAAAGATTTTTTAGAAAAAAATCATATACAAGGAAATGTTAAATCAAGTATTAGATTAGGATTATATTTTGAAAATGAATTAGTTTCATTAATAACATTTTCAAAAGGTCGTATAATTATGGGTGGTAAAAGTGATGAATTTGAACTAAATAGGTTTTGTAATAAACTTAATACAATTGTTGTTGGTGGATTTTCTAAACTTTTTAAATTTTTTACTAAAAATTATAAATTTAATAAAATTATTTCATATTCAGATATAAGATATTTTAATGGTGGAATATATCTTAAAAATGGTTTTAAATTTATACATCAAACAAATCCAAACTATTGGTATATTGTTGGCGACTTAAGAATGCATAGATTTAATTTTAATAAGAGAAAATTAATTTCTATGGGTTACGATTCAAATAAAACTGAAAAAGAAATAATGATTGAAAGAAAAATATATAGAATATATGATTGTGGAAATATTAGATGGGAATATGATTTACAATAAACTAAATTTTATTATATTATAAATAATATGAACGAACAATTTCAAAATAATATTACTCTACCCCATGATATTGTAAAATTATCATCTGGCGGAATTTTTTATAAAAATAATAAGAAAAGTGTAAAAGTTGGATATTTAAGTGCTTCAGATGAAAATTTAATGTTAGCTGTTGGCAGTATTAAAGATTCATTTGTTTTAAGGCTTATTCGAGAAAAATTATATGAAATTGATATTAAGCCTGAAGAATTATTACAGGGAGATATTCAATCAATATTATTATTTTTACGCAATACATCATTTGGTCCTGAATATACAACAACAGTTATTGACCCAATGACTAATAAACCATTTGAAGTTACAGTATTATTAGATGAGGTTAATTTTATAAAACCTAAAGTTAAGATTAATGAAGATTTAACATTTTCAACAATTTTACCTAAGAGTAATAAATCAATTAAATTAAGACCATTAACATATGGTGAAATTGAGGAAATTAATATTGCGGCTGATAGGTATCCTGATGGAATGATTGCGCCAGTAAATACTTGGAAACTTAATAAAATGGTTGTTGAATTAGATGGTAATAATGATTTAAGTTATGTTTCAGAAACTATTTCAAAATTACCAATAGCTGATGCGAAATATATTCGTAAATTCATGCTTGAAAATGAACCAGGATTAGATTTAACAAAAGAAGTTACAGCCCCATCAGGAGTAAAAGTTCAAGTAAAACCGAACTTTGGGGTTGACTTTTTTCGTCCTTTCTTCTAATTATCGTGAGCTTCAATCTTGGGAATATTATATTTGTACAAGATATTTGAATGTTTCTTATACAGATTATTTAATAATGCCAATATATTTGCGTAAATTTTTAATAGAACAATATATTGAGTCTAAGACACCTAAAACTTAAAAATGGGTATTTATTATTAAATAATAGATATGGCGGAACAGAATAATAGTTATATACCATCTGAAGATTTTAATGTAAATAAATTAATACCTTCTTTAGCTGCAGCTATAAAGAATGAGTTTTATGCTTCATTAATAGGTGATGTGACAGATACTTTTCAAAGTATTGAAAATTCAATAATAAATATCACTAAGCAATTTGGTGGTGGACGTGAAATGTCTAAAGCTATTGAAAGAAATTTTGCAGATGCTACAATTCAAGTAGGTCAATTAGGTGGTACATTAAAAGATATTGAAGCAATACAAGTTAGTGTAATTAAAGCAACTAATACACAAACAATATTAAATGGCGAAGCATATGCATCACTTTATGCAACATCTAAATTAATTGGCGATAATACCAAAGATGCAAGTCAAGTTGTCGGTGAAATGATTCAAAATATTACAAAAGTTGGTTATGGTTTATATGATACTACAAAGCAATTATCAACAGTAATTGATTTAGCAAGACAATATGGATTATCAACTACATCAATATATTCACAATTAAAAGATAATATTTCTGCAGTTAATTTATACAATTTTGATAATGGTGTTCAAGGATTATCAAAAATGTCAGCACAAGCTGCAATGGTTAAAGGTAATATTAGTGACACTTTAAAATTTGCTGAAAAAGTTTTTTCACCAGAAAAAGCTATAGAAACTGCAGCATCATTTCAAAGACTTGGGGTTCAAGTTTCTGAATTACTTGACCCATATTCATTAATGGATATGGCAAGAAACAGACCTGAAGATTTACAAAAATCGATTATTGAAGCAACCAAAGAGTTAACATATTTTGATGAAAAAAATAATAGGATTTCAATATTACCTGGTTCACAAGAAAGATTAAGAGAACTTGCACCAGTTCTTGATATGAGTGCAGATAAGCTTGCAGAATTAGCAATTAATTCAGCTAATTTAGAAAGAAAACTTAAAACAATTCAGTTTAAAGATTTCATGAATGAAGATGATAAAACATTAATTGCTAATTTAGCACAAATGAAAGATGGTAAATACGTAATTGATGTACAAGGTGTTGAAAAAGATGTTGTTACTTTAGATGAAAAAGATATTGAAGCCTTGAAAGTTGACCCTGATAAGTCAGCCATTCAATTACAAAGAGAATCAAATGGTAGTTTATTAAATATACAAAATGATGTTGCAGCGATTAAAACAGCAACAGCTGTTAGATTTTCAACAAATGAAGAATTAAAACAAGTTGTTAAAACTTTAAGTGAAAAAGCTTTTATAGCTACAGAAACTATAGCCACGGGTGTTGGGTTTAAAAGGCAAATATCTGGAGAAGGTGAAGGATTATACAGTGATATTGATGTTAAAAATTTCATTAATGATAAATTAGGTGGAACTATTAGAGAATTTTATGCAACTTTTACTGGTGAAAGGTCGCCTATGGAAGTTCTTGAGAATTTAAAAACTGCACTTACAGGAACTTTTGAATCAATAACAGGTTTTATCAATGATATTCCTAAAAATTATGAAGAAGCTAAAAAAAATATGCGAGAAATTGACCCAGAATATGGTAAATTTCCAAATGATTTTGAAAAATCAACTAAAGAATTAAAAGAAAAAATATTGGGTTCAAATGTTTCAGAATCAACAAACAATACAAACAGTAATAATTCAACTGCAAAAACTTTAACTGAACCTACACAAATAAATTTAGTTCATACGCATAATATAAATATCAATGGACAAAATTTACCACAATTGGTTGCAAATATTCTAAATAGTTCTGAAATGATTAGTACATTAGATTTGAATATGAGTAAATATAAGGAAGAAGTTAATAATTTAATTGGTAAAAATATAGAAATGACTGGTTAAAATTAAAATTGAACTATTTATTTAAAAAATAATAAAGATAAATGCCAAGTCCTTTAGATTTTCCATCAACAGCAAGTTTTAGAAATGCTTTAATAGTAAGGAATTTAAGTCCATATTCAGTTCCTGGAGTATATTCACCACCAAGTGGACCAAGAATATATGAAGTAATTCAAAGAGATTTACCAGTTATTGATTCTGATGATAATTTAATTTTAAATGACCCTTTTGCGGATATCTTATATCCATTAAATGCTTATGGACCATCTGGCGGTTACAATAAAAATATTAATGCAGGTAATTTAGCAAATACAAAAACTAATTTAGGTGAATATGATTATTCAGATGCGAATTTATTAATTAATAGTGAACAATTTACTAAAGACTCATTTAATAATAATATATTTAATCCGTCACCAAATACTTCAACATTTACTGTTGGTAATACTATTCAGCCAAGAACTGGTCCAACTGTTCAATTTTATACTAATTATGGCGTTCCAACTTCTTTTGTTCCATCATCATATTCACCATATCAACTTTTATTACAAGATAATCCTCAAGGTACTAATGGAAGATTATCACAAGATTCATATTTAGCGAGACTTGGTGCAACAACATTAAGAAACGAATTTAGAGAAAGAATTGCAAGAGAATTAACACAAAATACAATAGGTAGAGTTAATTTACCTAATGCTGTTTCAGACCCTATTGAAGCTTTACAAATTTTACAAGGTAAAAGACCACTTATAGAAAGAGATTGGGTAATTACAAGACCTTCAAATTTAGCATTAAGAGGCATAGATTTTACAGCAAGACTATCTGGGGCTTATTATCCATCATCACCAATTCCTGGTGAATATTTTCAATTTAGTGAACAGAATTTAAGTCTTTTTGGTCAGATATCTGCAGCGTTTAATAATGGTAAAACGCCATCTGGTGGTATTTTGGGTAAAGTTATGGGTTTACTTTCAAAAGAAAAAAATCCATCGCAATTATTTTTGGATAATACTGGTGATGGTCAAAAATCACAATTATTTTATCTTCTTGATTATAACAAATATACGCCAACATATGAGCGTAGTAATTTGGGGCTTGTTAATACTGTAAGAGACTTTTTTAGAAGCTTATTGGATAAACCTTCTGAAGGTGGTTATTATGTTGGTAGTAAACAATCTGAGCCATCATTAATAAACTCACCAAGTGGAGACTTGCCATTAAATTCTTTTGGTCAAGAAGTTCAGTCACCAGTATATGGTCCTGAAGTTTTAAGTAATTTATTTGAAGGGGACCAAAGATTAAAATTTGGATTTAATGGTAAAAGTTTAACAGATGGTGGTGGTATTGACGGTGGTTTTGTTTGGACTTCACAAAAGTACAATAATCCAGGATTTAAAGCGACTGTTGGTGGAGACCAAGGTCCTGAAGATTCTGAATTCAATTTGATTAAATCACAAATTGATTCATCAATATCTCAAAATTATAACTTTAAACAAGGTTCTATCTTAGATATTACACAAAGATTAGTTGATTCTACGCCAAATGGTTCTAAAAGATTATCTCACGTTGGTAATGCTATTAATCAATTAAGTAAGGTGTTTAATGATGGATATAAAGAAATAACTAAAGGGTCTAAAGTAATTGGATATACTAATCCATCTAAAGGCCAGTACGTTTCGTCAAATATTTATTGCAGAGTATTCACCAAAGATACGCCATATTATACATATGCAGATTTACAAAAAACTGATGGTAATATTCGAAAATTTACATATTCAATATTAGATAATACATATAATTTAAATATTGCACCATTAAAAAATCCTGGTTCAACAAATATTGTAGATAATAAAGTTAAAAAATATATGTTCTCACTTGAAAATCTTGCATGGAGAACATCAAATAGACCAGGATTTACATACGATGATTTACCAGTTTGTGAACGAGGCCCCAATGGTGGTAGAATAATGTGGTTTCCTCCGTATGATTTACAATTTAATGAGTCGGCAACACCATCATTTCAAGATAATGATTTTCTTGGAAGACCTGAACCAATATACACATATAAAAACACTAAAAGAACTGGTAGTGTTAGTTGGAAGATAATTGTTGACCATCCAAGCATATTAAATACCATTGTTAATAATGAATTAAGAAAAGAGACAAATACTGAAAATATTAATGCAATTGTTGATTCATTTTTTGCAGGATGTTTAAAATATGATATATATGAGCTTGCAAAACGTTGGAATACATTATCACCTAATGAATTATTTGAAATTCAAAAAATAATTACTGATGTTAATTTAAAAGGTGAAGATTTAGACAATTTGAAAAAAAATGCTCAGAGTGTTAATTTACAAAATTCTGAACCAAATGGTGATAGTGGGGTAAATCCAGATATTTCATCAAACAATATTAATATAATTAATTTTAGTAATTATGAAAATTTAGGATTTTATTTTGATAATGATTATCCAGACCCCAAAACTGAAAGGACAACGGCAACTGCTAATTTTCAAACTTGGTATAATACATATACATCGCCAAAAGATATTAAAAGATATCAAGATAACGCTAAAAACAAACAATCTGTTGATACATTTTTTGAAAAAGTAATAATTAATAATTACAATTATATTAATTCTGAATTATTAAATGCTATTCAAGAGTATTTTGAAAGTTTTATTAATGTAAATAATGATGGTGTAAAGCCAAATTTAAAAATATTTCTTAAAGGTTCAGCATCATCACCAAATACAAAAAATTATAACATTAATTTATCTAAACGTAGAATAGATTCTGTAAAAAAATATTTTGAAACTATTCGTGATGGGTTTTTTAAACCATATGTTGATAACAAAAATTTAGAAATTTCTGAATCAGCTCTTGGTGAAGAAACAACTGTTACGCCACGTACAGTACCTTCAGATATTACTTATAATTCTTATAATTGTACGGATGCGGATACAAACAATGTAAATTATGATAAGATATATTCTGTAGATGCTATGGCGTGTCGTAGAGTTGTTATTGATAAAATTGTAGCTTACTATCCACCACCAGTAAACATTAATACGCAAAATACGACACAAAATAATGACCCTAATGAAGTTATTATAACACCGCCAAGGCCAACAGTAACAATTCAGCAAAAATTAAGAGATGGTATATCTAAAAAGATTTTAAGAAGATTATTATCTGAATGTGATTATTTTGAATTAATTAAAGAATCTAATCCGATGTTTTATGATTCAGTTAAAGAAAAACTTAAATATTTTTCTCCAGCATTTCATTCAATTACACCTGAAGGATTAAATTCTCGATTAACATTTTTACAACAATGTACAAGACCTGGTGACACAATACCAGTAATTGGTACAGATGGTAAACCAAAATATGATAATGCAACAAATACTAATTTTGGTGCACCACCTGTTTTAGTTCTTAGAATTGGTGATTTTTTTCATACGAAAATTGTTCCAACGGGTTTACAAATTGGTTATGACCCATTAGTTCTTGATATTAATCCTGAAGGTATTGGTGTTCAACCAATGATTGCTAAAGTTACATTAAATTTTAATTTTGTTGGTGGGCAAGGTCTAAAAGAACCGATTAATAAATTACAAAATGCCTTAAGTTTTAATTATTATGCGAATACTGAAATGTTTGACGAAAGAGCTGACGCTACTGATGATTCGTATAAAGTATTTGATGAGGATTTAAAAAATGATATATTGTCCCAAAGTCAACCAGTATTACCTGTTAATAATAATATTGAAAATGCTGGTGGTCAAACAATTGGTACAATATTAACACAACAAAGTTTAGAAAATGGTATTTCAGGTACAACTTCATATCAAAAAATAATGGGAGCATTATTAACAGATGGTCAAACATATATTGACTCAGTGTATAATAAATTTAATCAGATTATTACAAATTATAATTTACCATTGGTTAATTTGCTTACACAATCTGTTAAGTATAATACGGGTAATATTTTACAATACAGTGCGGAACCAAAGTCATTAAAAATTATTGGCAAATCTGATTCATATGAGTCATTAATAATTAGTTTAACTAATAAAATAATTGATGAAATTGAAAAAGTTAATAGTAAAAATGATGATGGTTATGGTTTAATTAAAGAATTATATAATAATAATTGTAAAAAAACTTACATTAAACAATTTAAATTAAATTTAATTAATTATTTACTTAGATTACAAGAAAATGTTATATTAAATTTAACAGAGATTAATAATGAATTTGTATCTGTTCAACAAAAATTAATTACAGATTTTTCAAAAATCGATTTTGTTGCAACATTAAGTGATGGTTATATTAATTCGAATCAAGATGCAATAGTATATAATCTATTATCAACAACTGGCGTTACACCAAATAGTAAATATGCTAATACATTAGATGAGTTAGTTGGTGACTATAAATTAAGTAGTGATAAATTAAATAGTTATTATCAATTATATAATCAATATAATTTAGTTAATAAAGATATTACTATTAATAATCTTAGTATAGTAAACGAAATTGAAAATTTTAAATTCTTAGCAAATACTGATAAATTAGTATATGTTTTAATGTCAAATATTATTTTAAATAGTGAAGAGTTTAATAAATTTACTGATGCTGTTTTAAAAGATATTGAAATTGATATTAATTTAAGTACAACAAATGTAAAAACAGTTTTTAATAACTATTTTAAGAATAAGGAACCAATATATCGAGGTCAATATAATAGTGATTTAACATATTTTAAAGGAATTACCTCAGAATATAATTTATTATATAAAAAATGGAGTCAATTTGATAACACGTCTAATAGAGTTTTTAATTTTAACAATTTTACACCAGCAACTGATGAACAAAAAACGAGGATTCAAAATATATATAAAAACGGTAATTCAAATGAAGATACCAAAGTGTTTAATGGAAAAAATAAATTAAATTGATGTCAACATTATATTATAATAGATACAATAATTTTTTAATTAATGGCCAACAAACCGTTGTACCATTTGTGAAGATTCCTTCAAAATCTACAGATAAACAATTTATTTATCGTCAAGGTATTAGTAGATTAGATAAAATATCTCAAGAGTATTATCAGAGTCCTGTATTTGGTTGGTTAATTATGCTTGCTAATCCACAGTATGGTGGGCTTGAATGGAATATACCTGATGGTTCTATATTGACAATTCCATTTCCTTTAATATCTTCTATTCAGGATTATGAATCTCAATTAAATAATTATTTCTTTTATTATGGTAGGTAATGAAAATATTCTTGTCGATTTTGACTGTCAAAACTTAATTTTAGTTAACCCAAATAAAGTTGTTAATGATTTTGGTGAAGTTAATGACAGATTAATTAATCATGAAAATTTAGTTTTTTATGCTAATTTAGAGTGCTCATTATTTCCAAGAACAAGACTTGCTGTAGGTTCAAATGGTAATTATAACAATGAAACAATATCAATTGCTAAAGTAAATTTTTTAAAACCTGGTAATAAAACAAATTTAACAAATGAATATTTAGATGAGATTACTGGTTTAGATACTGTTAAAGGTAAAGGTGTCAATCAAATCATTGAAAAAACTAATAATCAATCCTCTGAAAAATATATTACGCAAACTGTAGAAAATAATATTGATACAGAATTATTAGGAATTACTCAAATTGAGATTAATTCCAATTTAAGTTTTATGCCAGAAGTAACAATTCAAATGGAAGATATCCGTGGCAGAGCTTTATTTGAGAAAGGTGAAAATTCCCCATATTCAGTATTTTTCAATTATCCATATCCACTTTTTTATTTAACAGTAAAAGGCTATTTAGGCCAAGCAATTAAATATCAATTAGCATTAAGAACATTCTCAGCCAGATTTGATACTGAAAGTGGAAATTTTAAAATAACTGTTAAATTTTATACATATAAGTATAATATTCTTACAATGTTACCTATGAAGACAATAATGAATGTGCCTTATATGTATCGAAAAAAATATCAAATTTCTCCAACAAATAATGCTAATTTACAGTCTTCAGCTAATCAGTTAAACCAAAATCGGAAACCAGTATCAGTAATAACTTCATCAAAAGGATATGAAAAAGTTAGAGAAGTTTATTCAGATTATAAATCTAAAGGGTTAATACCTGACAATTTTCCTGAAATAACAATTCAGGATTTATTAATTAGATTAGAAAATCTTGAGACATACATTTTGAATACTTTTACACAAGCTGATTTAATACCGTTAACAGATGCTAAAAATTATAGAACAACATTAAATAAATTTGAGGGTGAAGTTATATTATATAATCAAGTATCTTGGGTTAATAAGTATTTGAACACTAAAGATTTTTATAGTTATAATAATAATAGAATATATACGTTTAAAAAAGAAATTGTTGAAAATGGATTAATTTCAAGAGCTTTAGTTGAATTAAAGGAAATAACCAATAAATACAATGAAGAATTAAAAGAAAATAAAACATATGGATTAAATGGTAATTACACAATTAACAATAAAACAATTAATTCAAGTGTATATCAAAAAATAAAGGTTAATAAAATTAATCCTTTATTAAATAATAAAGATTATGAAGAGTCTTACAAATTAAGATTTAATAAAAATCCATTAACAAATACTGAAGATTTTAATAGGTTTGTTAATGAAAGTAAGGTATTATTTTTATCATTACCAAATAATACATTTAATAGTACAATGTGGTTTTCATTTGATGGTAATGGTGAGTTTACTAAACAAATTCAGTTAATGAATAATCGTTTAGATGAAAAACAACAATTAATTCAAAAAGAACTTACTGAGATTTTATCAACACGTCTTTCAAGTAGTGATGGTGGATTAGGTTTCAAACCAAGTATACGTAATATTCTTGCTGTAATATTAGCAAATACTGAAGCATTTATTAGACTTATGTGTGATGTTCATGAATCAGCTTGGGAACAGCGTCAAAATAAATATAGACTTGAATCTATTATTGGTACAAATTCTACAGTATTATCTTCAGATTCTAAAGATAGAGTACAAATTGAAGGTGAAGAATTAAATCCAGTATATCCATGGCCTCAATATTTTAGAGAGACTAATGATGATAATGGTGAAAAGTATGAGTTAATGTATCCTGGGGACGCAACAGTTATCTCTAAAACTAAAGGATATTTATATGATGTATGGCCTGAAATTGAATTTATTGAAGAATTTTTAAAAGCTGATGTTTTAACAAAAGATGGTGGAAGTTTATCTGAAATAACACCTTATACAAATGCCCAATATGTTGTTAACAGAGTATCTTTAAATAGTATTGATTTTCCGACAAGTAATACAATATTTTCAAATAAACAAGAAAGTAAATTTCTTTATGAAATATGGGAAAGACTGTATTTAGCATCTTTTTATCAGAGATTTAACAAAAGGGGTGCTAAAAATAGAATAGCTGATGTAATTTCAGAATCTGAATTTATTAATATCCAAAAATCTCTTGGTGCAACATCACCAAGTTTAACTCAAAAATTAAAAAATTATGGATTTAATTCTACAAATTATGAATCAGTATTATATAATATTTCAAATAACGGTTTAGGAGAAAGTTGGCAAAAGTACATTAGAGGGGATTTTGCAACATCATATATTCAACAAGAAATTGAAAATAGTTTTGCAATATTTGATAAAGAATTATTAGATAATAACTCAAATGTTATCGAGCCAGAACCTACACAAATATCTAAATTACAAGATTATTTATTAAGTACTGAATCCAATAATTTTGAGTTTTTAGATACTGTTCCATATAATAACGATACATGGTATGTTAAAAATTTAGCAAATTCAAAAACTACAAGTATAGCGCAAACTTTCAATACTACACAAACATTATTTTATAATGTAAACAAAAAAATGATTTCAAATTTTACTCCAGAAATGTCAACTAATGAAGTTAGACCTGTTGTAAATTTTAATATATATAAAATTTTTAATATTGACCCTACGCCAACCCAAAATAGGCTATCAACATTTTATTCTGAAAAAACAAACGCTAAAATGTATCCTACTGAAGGTTTTATTAATTATAGTGGAAATGTTTTACAAACCACATCAATATTAAATACTCCATATTTTATTAATTCAATTCAGGAGGGTGTAAACAACTGGCTTAATGGTGATAAAAATCCATATAAAGCTGCAGCATATCTTTTCTTGAATAGTTTACCATTATCAACATTAAGAGAAAAATATAAAACATATACATCAAATGAAACAACAAATGATTTAGATTATATTTTTGCAACATTTAAAAAATATGGAGCCTTACACAAGGTACCATATGCTTTTATATTGAAGTACGGTTCTATATGGCATAGATATAAAAATTATGTAGAAAATGGTGTTGATATATTACAAAATGTTTTTACAAATTTTAGTGCACAAACAAATTATGACCCAATCGGTAATAGTTTATCAAAAGAGTATAATTTAATTATTAATGGTACTCCTAAAAAAATTGTAGCACAAAATACAACGACTGTTGGAGCAACAAGTTTAACAGAAATTAATGTAGGATTTTATCCAAAATTAATAAATGATTTTAGCGTATTTTTAAGGGGATATCAAATTTTTGATACATATTCAGATTCTGATATCCAATCACAATTAAATGTTACAAATGGTTTTAATTTGGTTTTTGGTGATAGTTCATCATTTAATTTAGATGTTGGTTATGACCCATTAAATATAAACGATAGATTAAGATTCAAAACTTGGTCAGTATCTTTACAAGATTCATTATTAAATAAAACATATATTTTACCATCTTTTGGTACAAATATTAATCAAGTTTTAAATGAATGTATTGTTGATAATAAATTAAAGCAACCAATAAAAAATAACCCATCTATATTTAATGGTTCAGTAAGAACTTTTTGGTCTTTACCTAATTACGGTTATTTCAATAATTCGAATATCGTAATTGCAACACCTGAGCAGTATTTAAAACAAATTTTAACAGGCGAAAGCGAACAGCAAACATTTATTTTAAATAATTCAGATAATTACACAAACATTGAAGAAATTTTTTCAATTTTTGACAGGTCGGCTTTAGACATTATGGAAACTGAATTTTTAAATTTTGCTAAATCTGAATATGATTTTGAAGTTCAGGGTGTATCAACATCATCAAGTGGAACAACTATTAATAAAATTATTATAGATTCTTTACCTAATAATACTGAAACAACATATAAAAACTTTCAATTATTAATAAAAGAATTATTATCCGTTAATCAAGTATCTTATACAAATTCTGAAAATTTTATTAATTCTAATAAACAAAGCCAATTAAATAATGCTAATTTAATAATTCAGAAATTTATTGAATATGATGTAGTAATTAAAAATGGTAATCCTGCAAATTATAATCGTAAAGTGTTTGAAAGTTTTAGACAAAACACTAACATTATTGATACCTTAACATATGAACCATATATTGAAAATAGTTTACCAACTATCGGTGGTACAACTACATTAGCACAATCTGTATTAGCATATCCTTCAGCTTGGAAAGCATTAAGAACTTATGTCGGATTTTCATCAATAGATGGTTTAAAATATTCTGATAATGGTAGTTTTTACACTGATTTCTTTGTTGATATGAATATTGAGTTTAGTGAAAAATCTGTTAAAGAGTTGGCTCCACTAATTAAAGTGTATGCAACACAAAAAACAAAAAATAATGTTATAAATAGAAATCAATTTGTTCAGCTTATTGAGAATTATTTAAATTCAGAACAAGAATTTTCAAATTTATTATTAAATAGTTTATTTCAAAAGGTAAATAAAAATTTACCAAATGTTTCCGAAGCAAGTATTTCTGAAAAAACTACAGCTATAGATTCTGAAGTTACTAAATTACAATTATGGGAAAAATTTAAATCAATAAATGATTCTTGGATTTCAGGATATGATTATAAGCAAACAACATTCTTAGAAGATGTTTTAATATTAGATAGAGCAAATCGTGATATTGGCAATGATATTTTAATTGACCCATATAAAGTTAGAATATTGTTAACAGATATGAATGAAAGTGCTTCAGTATTCGCATATATTAACTCAATAATGACCAAGCATGACTTTGTTACAATGATGAGTCCAGGTTATGTTAATTTTTATAATGTTCAAGAAGTTCAGCGCAATTCAGTACCAAAAATTGAAGGTACACTCGAATTTGCTAATAATCTTTTTGGTACATTTTTAAATGTTGATACCAGAAAAGCATCACCAAAGTTAATTTGCACATACATTGCAAAACCGAGTGAATACCCTAATATGGATAAAAATCAAACTTTCAGATTTAAAAATGATGCATTTAAATTTGGTTGTGGTGGTGATAACCCATTACTTGATAAATTAAAAGATAAGCAAAATTGGGGATTAACTAACCGAGTTGTAGGATTTAATGTTGATATTGGGTTAAGAAATCAAAATATATTTTATAGATTTAATGTTAGCCAGGATTTAGGTAAACAAACTTTGGAATCCATGGAACAAGTTAATAGAATGATTAATCAAGCTAACGGTAAAAAAGTTGCGACACAAAACGTTTCTTTATGGAATTTTTACACAACAAGGTCTTATGAATGTGAAGTTGAATCGTTAGGTAATGCATTAATTCAACCAACTATGTATTTTAATTTACAATATGTTCCAATGTTTAATGGTCCTTATCATATAAATGAAGTACGACATGTAATTACACCAAGTTCATTTAGAACAACATTTAAAGGTATTAGACAACAAATTTTCGCATTACCTAAAATAAGTAATTATATTCAAAGTTTAACTAATCAAATATTTAATGATTTAGTTAAGACAACAACGCAAAGCGTAAGTACAAATCCAACAAATAGTAATACTGGAACAACTCAAAATTCCCCAAGTAACCCAATAAAAAGAAATACTTTTAAAATTGATAATAATTCGAGTAATTGTTTAAGAATTATTAATAAAAAATTTACTAATTATATTTCTGTAGAAGAATCTGGAAGTAAACTTAATATTACAGATGTTATTAATAAAATAAAAGAGCAGGTTACTATAGGGGGTAATTTAACAAATTCAAGAGTTTTAACATTTGTAACAATTTATTTAGCAACATATAATGATAATGTATTTACTACTTGGAATAATAATTTTTGTGGAGCAAGATTAGATGTAAATTGGAGGGGTAATTTGCAATTTTTCTTTAATAAAGAATTTATTTGTCAAATAGGTTCAGATGGTGTTTCTTATCCTTATGCAGTTTTTGATGATTTAAATATAATGCTTAAATTTATGGAGGCTTTTTGGCAAAATGTTTCAGGCACATTTTCAACAATAGACGCTCAAACAATTTTTGCAAAATGGAAAAGTAATTTCAATACATCTAATACTTTATCAGCTGGGGCCTTGGTTGATTATATAAATAAGAATCAGGAAGAATATAATTATTATTTAAAAGAAATTGAAAAAGCTCTTAAATTGGCAAAAGATAATTCATTGTATTAATTTTTTTATTATATATGATATTTATAAATAAAATATTATGGATATTCAAAATAAATTGGACAGTTACTTAAATAAAACAGGTAGATATACTGAAAAAACTACAGAAAATGGATTTAAAGAGGTTTGTGATTTAGACTCTGGGAATTGTTATACTATTAGAATGAAAGACGGATTAATTGAAAGAGTTGATAATACAATTAATCAAAATAAAAAAATTCAAGTAGAAACATCAACAGGTATGAAACAACTATTAATTGGATAATGCTATGTTAAAAATTGATGAAAGAATTTTAGAAGAATTAAAGAGATATAATCAAATTAACAATTATATTTTTGAACAAGACACTGCAGCATTACCAGATGCTGAAGTTGATGCACCCTTAGATATTGCCGCACCAACTGATGCTACACAATCAGCACCAATTGATACAACTCAACCAACACCACCTGCAGATGTTGTACAACCAACACCAATTGATGTTGAATCAGACCCTGAAGTTGAAAAAGTTGATAATCAAGGAAATCCAGAAGGTTCTGAGGCGACAAGTGAAGATGGTACTGAAGAATTAGAAATTACAGATTTAGTAAATTCTCAAAATTCAATAATTGAAAAACAAGATAATTATTTTAATCAATTGTTTAATCAATTATCAAATTTAGAAACTAAATTAGGTGAAATGGATAATTTAATTGATAAAATCAATTCTTTAGAAACTAAACTTGAAAAATATCGTCCAAAAACTCCACAGGAAAAACTTGAATTACGTAGTTTAGATTCAGGACCATTTAATCAGAAATTGACAGATTTTTTTAATGATAAAGAGGTTGATATGGAAAAATCTGGTAAAAATGAATATGTTTTAACTGTAGATGATGTTAAAGACTTTTCAGAATCCGAAATTCAAGATACATTTGATGTAGATGATGAGGATGAGAATTTTGAGAAATTTTAAGCTACTTATTTGACATTTTATAATTCTATAACTATACTTGTTTAGTAACAAAATTATAAATATATGATGTCAACATTAGATTCAGTATTAGCACAGTATGATAAGGCTAATCAAAGTAGCTCTTCAGGACCTAAAATGTCTCAAGAGGAACGGTTAAAAAAGTATTTTGCAGCAATTCTACCTAAAAATCAATCTTCAGGTCAATTGAGGATTAGGATTCTTCCAACTAAAGATGGTTCTTCACCATTCGTTGAAGCGTATTTTCACGAAATTTATGTTAATGGTGAATTAACAAAATTGTATGACCCTTCAGGAAATGATAATGAAAGGTCACCATTAAATGAAGTATATGAAGAACTTATTTCAACTGGTAAAGAAAGTGATAAAAGTCTTGCTAACCAATATAAAGCTCGTAAGTTTTATGTTGTAAAAGTAATTGACCGTGATAACCCACAAGATGGTCCTAAGTTTTGGAGATTTAAGCACAATTATAAAAAAGAAGGTGTTTTTGATAAAATCATTCCAATTTATAAGGCAAAAGGTGATATTACAGATGCTGATAAAGGCCGAGATTTGATTTTACAACTCGTTAAACAAAAAAATCCGAAAGGGGGTGAGTATGTGGCAATTCAGACAATTATGTATGATGACCCAGCACCACTTAGTGAAGATAAAGACCAAATGAAATCTTGGTTAGATGATGAATTAACTTGGAGAGATGTTTATTCTAAAAAACCTTTGGAATATCTCGAAGCAGTTTCTCTTGGTAAAGTTCCTAAATGGGATTCAGCTCTTGGTAAATATGTATATGGTGATTCAACAACATCAAATTCTACTTTTGGGGGTAAACAAATTAATAATGTATCTACACCAGTAGTTGACCCTCAAGAGCAGGAGGAATCTGATGATGATTTACCGTTCTAATAAATATAAATAAAATGATTAATAGACATGGGTTAATTCTCATGTCTATTTTTTTTAAAAATAAAAATATATGGCAATTAAAAAAAATGATTTCGGTTCGATAAAAAAGAAGTTTTCAACTTCTGCTAAATATAAACCACAAAGATACTTTGATTTGGGTTCAGAGTTCTTGGATGCGGTTGGTATTCCTGGTCCAGCAATTGGACATTTAAATATGTTTCTCGGTCATTCAGATACGGGAAAGACAACTGCAGCAATTAAAACCGCTGTTGCTTCACAAAAAATTGGTATTTTGCCTGTTTTTATTATTACAGAGCAAAAATGGAGTTTCGACCACGCTAAACTTATGGGTTTAGAATGTAAAGAGATTATTGACGAGGAAACAGGTGAACTTGATTGGGATGGTTTTTTTTTATTTAATAATAACTTCCAATATATCGAACAAATAACAGATTTTATTAATGATTTATTGGATGCGCAAGAAAAAGGTGATTTAGATTATAGCTTGTGTTTTATTTGGGATTCTGTTGGTTCGGTTCCTTGTCAAATGACATATGAAGGTAAAGGTGGTAAAATGCATAATGCAGCAACATTATCTGATAAAATAGGTATGGGTATTAACCAAAGGATTTCAGGTTCAAGAAAGGCAGATTCTAAATATGAAAATACACTAATTATTTTGAATCAGCCCTGGGTCGAGCCAGCTGATAATCCATATGGACAACCTAAAATTAAAGCCAAAGGTGGTGAAGCAATTTGGCTAAATTCATCTTTGGTATTCTTATTTGGTAACCAAAAAAATGCAGGAACAACTAAAATTACAGCAACAAAAGATAAAAGAACAGTTAAGTTTGCAAGTAGAACAAAAATTTCTGTATTAAAAAATCATATTTCAGGATTGGGTTATGAGGATGGTAAAATTATTGTAACACCACACGGATTTTTAGCAGGTAAAGAAGCATCTGAAGAAAAGGCATCAATTGAAAAATACAAAAAAGAATATGCTGAGTATTGGAAAACAATATTAGGAGTTGATGGGGATTTTGATTTGAAAGAAGAAAAAGTATTAGATTGAAAAAAACATTAATAATTGACGGATATAACATCTTAAAAATTGGCGTTAATGGTGTTAAAAATTATTATCATAATAATAAGCATATTGGTGGCATCTGGTATTTCATAACAACACTTAAAAACTTTATCGAAACCTATGATTTCGATAAAGTTGTTGTTATGTGGGATGGTGAAGATAATCGAATAGCAAGGAAATTAATATATCCCAAATATAAAGAAAAAAGACCTGAAGTTATTGAGGATGATGTGTATGAAGAATCTTTTAGATATCAGAAACATAGAGTTCAATTATATCTTGAGGATATGTTTGTCAGGCAAATTGATATTAAAGGGGTTGAAGCTGATGATTTAATAGCTTATTATTGTAGTATTGCTAAAGATGAAAAAATAACAATATTATCATCAGATACTGATTTATTACAATTAGTTTCTGAAAATGTTTCACAATATTCATTATCAGTAAAAAGATTATTTAAAAAAGGTGATAAAATAAAGTTAAAATATTATGAATTACCTATTGAAAATGTTAAAACTTATAAAATATTGTCTGGTGACAAATCTGACAATATTGATGGAATTTATTATTTAGGTGAAAAAACTTTTGTAAAATTATTTCCTGAAGTACTTGAAAGAGTGGTAACAATTTCCGATATTTTATCAAAAGCAGAACAATTATTTAATGAGGATAAAAACAACTCAGCTATAAATAATCTTTTAACTGGTAAAACAAAAAATGGTGTTTATGGTGATGAGTTTTTTATAATTAATGAACAGTTAATTGATTTATCAAAACCTTTAATTAATGACGATGGAAAAAATATTGTAGAGATGTATTATCGTGAATCATTAGACCCAAATGGTAGAGGGTACAAAAACTTAATGAGATATATGATGGAAGATGGATTTTTTAAATTTCTACCAAAAACTGATGATGTATGGATTAAATTAATAACACCATTTTTAAAACTAACAAGAAAAGAAAAAAGAATATATGACAAACACGAAAGAACAAGAATTGGTTAAGCTTGAATTTTTAATGAAATTGAACGATAAGATTATTGTTCAAAGGTACTTCAATGTGAGAGAGTATAATCATGATGCAAAAAGCTCATATGAGTTATATGAATACATTAAATACCTGAAAGATGATATGGAAAAAGAATTGATTGACAGAACTGCATTATATATGCTTGAAAATATTGATGACATTATGGCTAATGAAACTATTTTAAATACTTCAATGACTGATGGGGTTGAGAATTTTAATATTTTTATTAAACATGGTGATAATATTATTATGCATAGAGAATTTAATGCTAAAATATATCCACCTAAAGTTAGGTACACTGTTGATTTGAGACCTAAAGTTAAGGAAATTATGAAAAATCTTGTTGAAATTTTTTCATCAAAAAACTTGACTTACACATATCTTAATTACAATTTAGCTGGTTAATTCAACCAATAAAAAAAAATATAAATGAATTCTGATAAAAATTTTAATTATTTAGGTGAGAATTTTCAATTACAGCTAATCAATCAAATAATTCTTGATAAAGAATTTGCAAGAGCAATACTTGAAGTATTAAAAGTTAATTATTTTGAGAATAAATATTTCAAAATAATTATTCAAATGGTTAAGGAATATTATTTAAAGTATGATTCTTCACCATCTTTTAATACTTTAGAACAAATTTCAAAATCTGAAATAAAACAAGAATTAGCGTTAAATATTGTATTAGATACAATAAAGAAAATTAAAGATGTTACATGTGAAGGTGTTGATTTTGTAAAGACAAAAGCTACTAAATTCTGCAAGCAGCAAGAATTACAAAAAGTTTTAGAATCTGCACAAAAATTAATCGATAATGGTGATTTTGAGAATTATGATGTTCTTGAAAGTATGGTTAGGGATGCGTTACAAGTTGGCGATGTTAGACGAAATCTTGACAACGTATTTTCAGATTTAGATAATGTTTTAAGCGAAGATTATCGAAATCCTATACCAACAGGTATTCAAGCATTAGATAATTTAATGAAAGGTGGTTTGGCTAAAGGGGAAGTTGGTCTTATCCTTGCGCCAACAGGAGTTGGTAAGAGTACTATTTTAACTAAGTTTTCAAACCATGCATTTAACTTGGGATATAATGTTTTACAAATATTTTTTGAAGATAATCCAAAAATTATTAAACGTAAACATTATACACTTTGGACAAAAATTAGTCCAGACGATTTATCATATAGAAAGGAAGAAGTTTTACAAAAAATTTCTGAAATTGAAGGTAATGCTAAGAATAAATTACATTTAGTAAAATATTCATCAGATAGTATGACTATGACGCAAATTAAAAATGAAATTAGAAAGTTAATTGCTGATGGTAATAATATTGATATTGTTTTATTGGATTATATTGATTGTGTAGTTCCAGATATTCAAGGTGATGAGTGGAAGAGTGAAGGTACAGTGATTAGAAAATTTGAGGCTATGTGTCATGAGTTAGATATTGCAGGTTGGACAGCAACCCAAGGTAATCGAGGTTCAATATCTTCAGAGGTTGTTAATCATGACCAAATGGGTGGCACAATTAAGAAAGCACAAGTTGGTCATATTATTATAACAATTGCTAAAACACTACAACAGAAAGAACAAAAACTGGCAACAATTGCTATTACTAAATCAAGGATTGGTTCCGATGGAATAATTTTTGAAAATTGTAAATTTGATAATGAAATGCTTGAAATTGATACTGAAAATTCTATGACTTTTTTAGGTTTTGAAGACAAAAAAGAAGAGGAAAATAAAAATAGAATAAAAGATTTAATGGAAAAGCGAAAATTACGCACACAACAATAATTATATATATGGAAAAAATTTTAGTAGAAAATCCGAATAGGTTTGTAATATTCCCTATTGAACATAATGATATTTGGGAGTATTATAAAAAGCATCAGTCAGCATTTTGGACTGCTGAAGAGGTTGATTTATCTAATGATATTAGAGATTGGGAAAACTTATCAGAAAATGAAAAATACTTCATAAAAAATATTTTATCATTTTTTGCGGCATCAGATGGTATTGTTAATGAAAATTTGGCTGAGAACTTCTACAGAGAAGTTCAATATCCTGAAGCCAAGTTTTTTTATGGGTTTCAATTAATGATGGAAAATATTCATAGTTTAATGTACTCATTATTAATTGATACTTATGTATCAAATCCTAATGAAAAAAATGAGTGCTTTAATGCTATTGATAGATTACCTGCAGTTAAGAAAAAAGCATCATGGGCTCTCAATTGGATTAAAAATGCATCATTTGAAGAAAGATTAATTGCATTTGTTGCTGTTGAAGGCATATTTTTTTCAGGGTCATTTTGCTCAATTTTTTGGTTAAAATCAAGAGGAATTATGCAAGGTTTATGTAATGCAAATGCTTTAATCTTTAAAGATGAAAATTTACATTGTGATTTTGCTATTCATCTTTTAAATAACCATCTACAAAATAAGCCAAGTGAAAAAGTTATAAAAGATATTTTACTTTCAGCACTTGAAATTGAAAAAGAGTTTATTACTGAATCTTTACCAGTTTCATTAATAGGTATGAATCAAAATTTAATGAGACAATATCTTGAGTTTATAACAGATGGTTTATTAATTAAATTGGGTTGTAATAAAGTATTTAACGTTGAGCAACCATTCAAATTTATGGAACAGATTGCAATTGAAACTAAAGGAAATTTCTTTGAATCAAGAACAATTGAATATCAAAAAGCTAAATTAAACGAAACATTAACATTTACAGAAGATTTTTAAAAATGATGTCATTAAGAATAATTAAAAGAAACGGGGAATTACACTCATTTAATCCTCAAAAAATTTATAACAGAATTAAAAGAACTGCTAAAACCTTAAATGTAAATTCTGAAGAAATTTTTATTAAAGTTGTCACATCATTACCAACTGAAGGTGAAATTTCAACAAAAGAATTGGATAAATTAATTTATGAAATATCAGCATCATATACTGGTAGTCATCATGACTATTCTCGTTTAGCAGCAAGTATTGCAATATCTTCATACCATAAAGAAACTTTAGATAGTTTTAGTGAAACTATGAATATTTTGAACAGTGAAGGTGTTATTAATGATAAATTAATTGAAATTATTAATGAATATGGTGCTGATAATATTGATTCATTAATTAATCATAATAATGATTACAATTTTGATTATTTTGCTTGGAGGTCATTAAGAGAAATGTATCTGTTAAGAAAATCTGATGGTACATCATTTGAAAGACCACAACATATGTATATGCGTGTTGCATTATGGGTAACTAATAATTTAGAAGAGGCTATAGTATATTATAATTCATTGTCTAAGCAATTGATTTCACCAGCAACGCCAATAATTATCAATTCAGGAACTAATATTCCACAATTGGCATCATGTGTTTTACATTATAATGATGAAGATTCTCGAAATGGATTATTAAATACTCTTGATGATGTTTCAACATACTCGGCACATGCTGCTGGTATTGGCCTTTGCATGTCTAATATTAGAAGTAAAGAAAGTAGAATTTCAACATCTGGGGGACATTCTGGAGGTTTGCTTAAGTATTTAAAAATTATAAATGAATCTTTACGTTTTTTTAATCAGCAAGGTAGAAGACCAGGTTCTGCAGCAATTTATATTGAACCTTGGCATAAAGATATTTTTGATTTATTAGATATTAAGAAAAACACAGGTGCTGAAGAATTACGGGCTCGTGATTTATTTACCGCTTTATGGATACCAGATAATTTCATGAATGCTGTTAAAAATAATTCAGATTGGTATTTATTTTGCCCCAACGATATTATAAAAGCTGGAATTAAACCTTTACAAGAATGTTATGGTGAAGAGTATGAACTTAATTATAAAAAAGCTGTTGATTTAGGCTTAGGTAAAAAAATTAAGGCCCAAGATGTTTGGACAAAAATTATCGAATCTCAAGTTGAAACGGGTGTTCCATATTTATGTTCAAAAGATAATGCAAATAATAAAACAAACCATCAAAATATTGGAGTAATTAAGCAATCTAATTTATGTAATGAAATTTATCAATATACTGATGAAAAAACTACAGCAATATGTACATTATCATCTTTAGTATTAAAAAATTATATTATTAATGGTGAGTTTAATCATAATTTATTATTTGAAGAAACAAGAAAAGTTGTTAGGGCTTTAAATCATGTTATTGATATTAATGCATATTCAACTGTAAAAGGTTCAAAAGGTGGCCTTGAACAAAGAGCTATTGCTATAGGTACACAAGGTTTAGCTGACGTATTCTTTATTCTTGATTATATTTTTAATTCAGAAGAAGCTCGTAAATTAAACAAAGAGATTTTTGAAACTATTTATTTTGCTGCAATAACTGAAAGTAATGAATTATGTATTGAAGGAAATTATGCGCCATATTCATATTTTAAAGGTTCACCAATGTCAAATGGTGTATTTCAATTTGATATGTGGGGACTTGATTCCAAATCCTTGTCAGGAAGATGGGATTGGGAACTTTTAAAAGAAAGGGTTATTAAATATGGTGTTTGTAATTCATTGTTTACAGCACAGATGCCTGTAGCCTCTTCCGCTAAAATAACAGGTTCATATGAGATGACAGAACCCGCACATTCTGCAATCTTTAATAGAAGAGTTGTTGGTGGTGAAATTATGATTGTTAATAAATATTTAATTAACGATTTTGAAAAAATTGGTATATGGTGTGAGGAATTAAAGAATGAAATTATAATGAATGATGGTTCAATTCAAAATATAAATTTTAATAATTATCTTGAACAAGATGATAAAAAATACAATTTTAAAATTTCAAGAATTGAGCATTTAATTAATAAGTATAAAACAATTTGGGAAATTTCACAAAAGTCATTAATTGAAATGGCTGCTGATAGGGCACCATTCATTGACCAATCACAGTCTATGAACATTTATATGGCAAATCCAACGTTATCTAAAATTTCATCATCACATTTTTATTCTTGGGAAAAAGGTTTAAAAACAATGTGTTATTATGTTAGAACTAAAGCAATATCAACAGGTGCTAAACATTTAGCTTTTGATATTTCAAAAGTTAAGCAAGAATTGCCAGAAACACCTAAAGTTGATTACACATATATGAATTTACCATCAAAACCTGAAAATTCACCGTTTGATTGTTTTGGTTGTTCGTCATAAAATGGATAACTTTAGATAATTTAAAAAACCGCAAACTGCGGTTTTTTTTATTTATAAAAAAAATTGTTTCAGTATATTTATATACATATGGCAAATGGAAAAACATATGGAATTGATTTCCCATTTAATATTTCAGATAAAGGTCAGTATCTAAAATTAACTGAGACTGCAAATGATGAAATTAGGGCGAATTTAATTCATTTATTATTAACAAAAAAAGGTTCAAGATATTTTTTACCAGACTTTGGTACTAATTTATATGGATTTATTTTTGACCCATTAGATTCGCCAACATTTACATCTATTGAATCAGATATAAAAGAATCTTGTGAAAAGTATTTACCACAATTAAGAATAACTAATATTGAAATAACTGCTTTAGAATCTGAAGAAACTGATTCAATAATAACAACAAATGGTAATGATATTAATCGTGAATTTTTATTACCATCAGCAAATAAGAATGAATACACTGCAAAAGTTAGAATAGAATATGCTATAACAAATGATGTATTTAATTCTAAAGACTTTTTAATTATTAATATTTAACCATAATGGCTGAAAAAAGAATATCGTATACTGTCAGAGATTTTCAATCTTTAAGAACTGAATTAATCAACTTTACAAGAATATATTATCCAGATTTAATAGATAATTTCAATGATGCGGCAATATATTCAGCATTTTTAGACCTTAATGCTGCAATAGCAGATAATTTACATTATCATATTGATAGAAGTATTCAAGAAACTGTTTTACAATTTGCTCAACAAAAATCCTCAATTTTTAATATTGCCAGAACTTATGGTTTAAAAATTCCAGGTCAAAGACCATCAGTAGCACTCGTTGATTTTTCAATAACAGTTCCTGCAAATGGTGATAAAGATGATGAAAGGTATGAAGGATTATTAAGACGTGGAGCTCAAGTTTTTGGTGCTGGTCAAATTTTTGAAACAGTTAATGATATTGATTTTTCATCACCATATAATGCTGAAGGTTTTCCTAATAGATTAAAAATTCCTAATTTTGATTCCAATAGTAATTTAATTAATTATACAATAACTAAACGTGAAATTGTTGTAAATGGTGTAACTAAAGTTTTTAAACAAGTAATTACACCTGCTGATGTAAAACCATTTCTTGAATTATTTTTACCTGAAAAAAATGTTTTGGGGGTGACTTCAGTAATACAAAAAGACGGGACAAATTATGCAAATGTACCAACAGCACAAGAGTTTCTTTCATCTGTTGGTAAATGGTATGAAGTTGATGCCTTGATTCAAGATAAGGTTTTTATTGAAGACCCAACTAAACCAACAGACCAAGCAGGATTAAAAGTTGGTAAATATATAACAACAAATAACAAATTTATTACTGAATATACTCCAGAGGGTTTTTATAAATTAACATTTGGTGGTGGAAATACTTCTGCCGAAGAACAATTAAGAGAATTTGCAAGAACTGGTCTAAATGTTCAGCCTATGGAAAGATATTTAAATAATTTTTCTTTGGGTAGTGCATTGCAACCTAATACAACATTATTTATTCAGTATCGTGTTGGTGGTGGATTAGCGACAAACGTTGGTGTTAATGTAATTAATCAAATCGGTACTGTATCATTTTTTGTAAATGGACCATCAGAAATTCTAAATTCTTCAGTTATAAGTTCACTAAGGTGTAATAATATTACTGCAGCGATTGGTGGTAGTGGTTTACCAACAATTGAAGAGATTAGAAATTTTGTGGCTTTTAATTTTGCCGCACAAAATAGAGCAGTTACAATTAATGATTATGAATCAATAATTAGAAAAATGCCTTCACAGTTTGGGGCACCAGCTAAAGTTGCAATTCTTGAGGAAGATAATAAAGTTAAAGTTAAAATTTTATCATATGATGCTTCAGGGTCATTAACACAAATTGTGTCGAATACTTTAATTAATAATATAGCAACCTATTTATCAAATTATAGGATGCTTAATGATTATATTTCAATTGAAACTGCAGAAGTTATTGATTTAGGTATGGAACTTTCAGTTGTTTTAGACAGCACACAAAACCAGGGGGTTGTCATATCATCAATTATTGATACAATATCTAATTATTTTAATCCTGCTGTCAGACAATTAGGACAAAACGTTAATATTTCTGAATTGACAAGGATTGTTCAGGGGCAAAATGGTGTATTATCTTTGGGAGAAATAAAAGTTTTTAATCTCGTTGGTGGACAATATTCATCATCAGAAACTTCAATGACATATTCTGACAATGCAACTAAACAAATTTCATTTGTTGATAATAACATTTTTGCATTACCAAATCAAATATATCAAATAAGATTTCCTAATAAAGATATTACGGTTAGAGTTAAAAATTTTAAGACTATCAGCATTCAATAATCTATTTAAGATTTCTCATTTCTTACTATTTATTAGTAAATTAATTTAAATTAATAATGGGTAAATCGTATAGAATTAGAACCAAAGTTGGTTCAAATGAAAATATTAATATATTATTAGAACAAGATTTTGAACAACTTGAAATTTTATCACTTAAAATACGACAAGATGATGTATATATACGTTCTTGCGCTGATTATGGAGTAATTACTGGTAGAGTATTTTGTAATGGCGGATTTGGGGTTCCAAACGCTAAAGTTTCAATATTTATACCAATAAGTAATGAAGATGAGAATAACCCATTAATATCAACAATTTACCCATACAAAACAGTTTCAGATGTTAATGAAGATGGTTTTAAATTTAATTTACTACCTTATGTTCCATCATATCCTGGACATGTACCAACGGGGACTTTTCCATCAAGATTAGATGCAATTAATGACCAGAATGTTATAGAATTATATGATAAATATTATAAATATACTGTAACAACTAATGATAGTGGAGATTATATGATTTTTGGAGTACCTGTTGGTACTCAAACAATTGTAATGAATGTTGATTTATCTGATATTGGTCAATTTTCATTATCACCTCAAGATATTATTAGATTAGGTATTGGTAATGAGTCACAAATTGATGGTTTAAATTTTAAATCGTCACCAAACTTTAATGAGTTACCACAAATTGTTGTAATAAATAAAGTTATTGAAGTTTCACCATTTTGGGGTCAAGATGATGTATGTCAAATTGGTATTACAAGGTCAGATTTTGATTTGACAAATGAAGCTAATATTGAAATTCAACCAACAGCTGTTTTTATGGGCTCAATTTTTTCATCATCCGATACAAAATATTTGGGTAAAAATTGTAATATTAAAAATAGACAAGGTAATTTATGTGATTTGGTAACAGGCCCTGGAGAAATTGTAGCAATTAGGCAAACGGTTTTTAAAGATTCAAATGGTGACCCAATACTTGAACAACATTTATTAGATAACGATGGTAAAGTTATCGATGAAAATGGCTCATTTTTAGTTGAGTTACCAATGAATTTAGAATATGTAACAACTAATGAATTTGGCCAGCAAATAATATCTTCAGACCCAAAAATTGGAATACCAACAAAAGGTAAATATAGATTTAAGATTAAATATCAAACTGATAAAAATGGTACACCAATATTAAATGGTACAAGTACAGCAATTAAAGGTACAGTAAATCGTGCAAATTTTATCGTTCCACAAATTAGAGAATATGGCTGGATTGATTCAATAACTGACCCAGCAACAAAATTAATCGGCATTACTAATTATGATTTATTTCAAAAATCATATGCTTTTAGTTTAGATTGGAATGACTATCCTGATAAAAATGCCGCAATTAATTGTGAAGATTTTTTTTATGAAATGGCGTATAATAAAGTTTATACAACTGCACAATTAATTGATGAGTATAGGCAAGGCGGTGGTAGAGCTAAATTTTTAGGTATTAAAGAAATTTTAGATGATACTTGTGAAACAGAAAACAATAAGTTTCCAGTAAATGATGGGGTTAGAAATTTTGACTTTTTATTTTTCATTTTAAATATTTTTAATACGTTATTTACCAGAACAATTATTACATTAATTCCAATATTACATTTAATAGCTATATTATGGCCAATTTTAAAGTGGGTATTATTTACTGTTATTGGTTCATTGTTTGGTTATTTGACTTATTATTTTACTGCTGCAGTAATAACTTCTTTAGCTACGGTTCCCCCAGATGTTGCAGATTCAATACTTAATGGAGTTTTGGCAGCAATATTTGCAGGAATTACTGTTGCATATTTTGTTAAAATTACGCCATTAGTTCCTAAATTCAAATTTAAAGGCTTATCATTACCAATGTTAAGTTATCCTGAATGTCAAACATGTTCATGTGATATAGATGATTTAGATGATGATGAAATTACCGACCAGTTAGCTGTTGTTGGTAATGAGTCAGAATTTAAAATTGGAAATTATACAATTTATAATCGTTCAAATGGTTCAACAATAGCTGATTTAAATTCTAATACTACCTGGGCAGGATTAGTTGGGGATTTAGGTTCAACACAACCAGTTGGATTGGACCCTGATAATTATTCTGGAAGTCAAAGTAAAAAACAAGAAAAGTATAATGCTGATTTATTTGGTTTTAGATATGCTTTAGCGGGGTATCCGATTGGTGAAGAAATGGGTACGCCAATTGTTAGAAACTATTCAGTGAGTAATAATGATAATAATAATTCATATTATTTAAGTAAAGATGTTACTTTATCACAATCGTTAAATTTAGCAAATTTAAGAAGTAGATATTTCACGCAAGAAAACATTATACAAACAACAGTAAATAATTCAACATTACCATTTACTGATAGTATAATGATTTTACTATTAGACCAAAATAGTACATATCAATTTTCCCCAGGTACACTATTATCATTTGTTAATCCAAACGATAGTACAATTCTTAATGACCCAAATATTACTGGTGGTACATTAAATCAATTTGGTACAAATTCTATCACAGGTACCTCTGTTAGCACTAAATTAATTAATCAACAATATATTAAACCTGATGGAACAATTGGAACATCAGTATTTAGTGTTAATAGCTCAATTACTGAGCAAGAATATTTATATAAAACTGGTATTGAATATTTCCAAGTTATAACTGGATTAACAACTGATTCAATAAATAATTTAATTACTGCTGGTAATTCATTATTAAAAAATTATTTATTAGATAAGAATCAAAGTATAACATATTTTAATCCTGATACAAATTCATTAAATACTGTAAATATTAACCCTTTAAAGTCTATTGGGGCTGACTCTTGGAAAAATTATGATGTTCTTATTTTAACTCGTGGTGTTGACCCATATACTGAGAAACAAAACATTAAATACGATTTATCTAAATTATTTGGATATTCTTTAGGTAGTGATACAATTACTGTTGAAGGTGAATATTTCTTAAATATTCCAATACAAGCAAATTCTGGTTCAGGTTCTTGGTTTAATGACTATAAAACTCCAGAATCACATATTGTATCATATACAACATCAAAAATATTTTATACACCATATAATTTTAATGTAAGTGGTTCATATACTTCAGTTACGACAAATTCGTTAAGTTATTATTCATCATTAGATAAGAGCCAAGCATTATTCAAACCTGATGCTACAGCTTTAAGAGTTGAATATTTTACAAATCCTGATGGTGTTCAAGATGGTGTTAATAATCAAATATTTTTTGATTCTTTAAACAATATAAGACAAGGGATTATTGAAGGTGGAACTTACATGGCAGCAAGTAATTTAAGTAGCATTGGTAATATTAGTGGATTATCTGCAAGAGTGTATTCACCAAAATATTCAACAATTTCTACAAGCATTGGTGGACCAGCTCCAAAATTAGTTATGAGGTCTGATAGATTACCTACATCAGATATTGTTCAAGATAATAATAGTAATTCATTTGCCTTTAATTTAAATGATAATTTTGCAATATACGTTATTAGTCAAAATGGTAATTCTGAAGTTATATCATTAGGTAATGACGATTCTAATGACAATTTAGAAGATTTTATTCAAAGAATGCCACAATTGGCTAATAGTGTTGGTTCAACCTTTAATTGTAAAGGTATGGTACCATTAAAATGTTATAAATCAACATCTACAGGTATTGTTGTAAAAACACCTTGTAAAGATAATGAAAACCCTGTAAGAGTAAAAGAAGGTTGTTATAAAATAATTCAAAAACCTTATATTTTAAATATAACGAAAGACATTCAAAATATTATTGAATGGAATTCCAGATTTAGATTTACATTTGCTTTATGTAGAGATGTTGTATCGTTTACATTTGTTAATAATTGGATAAATGGTGGTTTATATATGTATTCATTCCAAAAAGATGATGTATATCCAAGCAATCCTAATAACACAAAATATAATAGTTTACCTGATTATAGATATTGTAAAAACAATTTAGTCTTTCATGAACAAAGTAATTCTTTCTTTTATCGTGCAACACCATATATTAGTGGAAATACTACTTTTTATGGTAAGGAAGCCCCAAAAAATATTTTTGGAGATTATTTTTCAGCATCTAACACAAAATTACTTGGTAACCCAACAACAATCACAGATTTGGGACCAAAATCAGATGTAATTAAACAATTGAATTTTGCTAAAGAATATTTAGGGTATGTTGTTGATGCAATACCATCAACAACATATAATGACATTTCAGATGTTGTACAATTGTATGTGGTTTCAAGATTGATTAATACTAATTTCTTAGAGCAACTTTTAAAGTTTAATGATGGCTCAATTAATAGTTTATTTAGTCGTCAAAATTATAGAATTGATGGTGATTTAGCACAATTAATTAGTATAAATTCAGAATTTGGTGTTATACCATATTTTGGAGCAAACTATGCGGATTCAAATATATCATATAGTGAATTTAATAATAAACCAACCATAGGAATATTTTATTCCGCAAATACTTTAGATAGGGATTATTTATCTCCAGGTAGAGAAACTTTTTATGATGATAGAACAAATTTTATATCTCAAAAATATGGATTTAGAGACCAAAAAGTGCCATATTATTATTGGAATATTGAAAATACTGCAAAAATATTTGGAAATGAAAAAAATGATTGGTTAATAAAAAATACTCAAAATGGAATAAGTTCAGTAAAATATCAATCTGTTGATAGATTATTTGCCAATAGTTTATCTAATCCGACATTCCCATCTGATATCCGTAAACCTTCTACAGAAATTCCTGGATATATTTATAACTCTAAGTTTTTAGGTACTGAAATAGTTTCTAATGCAGATTTGCCAAATAATTTTAAACAAAATATTCTTGTGGGTGCACCTTATCATTTTTATTTTGGATTAAAAATTGGTAAAACTTCAATGAATAAATTTATTACAAAATATATAAACAATATTGAACAATTATGATGGATATTAAAATTATATTAGGTTCATTAAAGTATAAAAGTTCAGTAGACACTGATAATTTTATATCCGTACCATTTTTAAATAAAATTAAAGAGCTTGATGAATTTGATAGAAATATTAATTATAATCTTGCGCAATTATTTGATGATGAAAGACAAGCATCATCAATATTTAGGATATCGGCAAAAATTGATTTTCTTTTTAAGAATGTATATTCAGGATTTACAAATTCATCAATTTTAAATTATAAACCATTTACTAATAATTTAGCATATGTTGATGCTGTAACTTCATTATTAACTAATAATTGGGGTGGATATCCACAATATAGCGAATTTGATTTAATTAGGACTGATAATAAAGTATCAGGTTATACTACAAATTCTGGAACAACTCAACCACATATTAAATTTATTAATAAAAGTGCATCAACATATAATTGGACACAGTATATAACATATCCTTATGAAAACGATAATAATAAAAAGTTACAATACCATATTACACAATCAAACAATCATATTTGGACATGTTCAGATGGAATACCTTTTTATATAAAAAGACCTTATACAATAAATGGACAACCTTGCATATCTTTTATTTGTCCAGTTAAACATAATTTAAAAATTGGCGATTGGGTTGAAATTGAATTTGTAAATCCTTGGAGCGGTTATAATGGGGTTAAAACTTTTCAAGTGTATTCGTTAGGTAATAATTCATACCAATCTGATGAATATATATTTAATATTTATGATATCGGGTTTACAGGGTTTACATTTTTAAATTTATCTAAAGGTACTTTTAAAAGAATTTTAGATATTGCTAATTCTGCAGAAACCAAATCAATATATTATGTTAGAAAGCATAAAGTATTAACTACCGTAAAAGATTCAGTATTAAATAATGCTGGATATAATCTAAACCCTTTTAATGTTAAAAAACAATTTGAATATATTACTCCAGATAATCAAACACGGACATCAATCATTGAAAATAATCAATCATATTTATTAAATTTTACAAAAGATATTGATATATCAAAGTACAAAGATAATCTAAATAGACCTTTAACACAATTATTTGTAACAATAATAAATAAAGGGTATTTTGGGTGGTTTAATAGACCAATATCATCATCTAATTCAGGAATTAGACAAGGGTATTCATTTAATTTAACAAATTATATTTCACCATATTGGAGTTTAACAAATAATGCAATAAATAAAACAAATTTAATTGTTGATTCTTATATTAGAACAGAAGGTTCAACTAATTTTCAATTTTATTACACAAAAGATTTAAATGCTGGGGATACTCTTGATGGTGATTATTGTGAATTTAATAAATTTGAACAAGAAGAAAAAGTTTTATCAAATTTGTATCATAAATTATATTTTAATCCTAATCTTTTTAAAATTCAAAAAATCAGCACATCAAATCCTGAAGGTTATTATTATCAACCACACTATCCAATTACTTTAAGGGCCTATTCATCATATATTGAACAAGACAGTATTAATAATTCAGCATCAGCACCAAATTATTCATATTTTTCAGAATATTCTCAAAATTTAATTTGGAGAGATATATACAATTATGGATTTATAGATGATTCTGGAGTTGGTGTTGATTATCCATTTTTAAATGGTGCTCATTACCCAACAATAAACATAATATTTAGATTATTCCCTGAAGGAAATGTAACTCAAAATATTACAACAATACAAAATCCAACAATAGATAATTGTGAATAATTATAAATTAATTTTAAATGTAAATTCAACCAAAGAATTAAATATACCAATTCAAATGGATTGGGATTATTTGGATAGAAGTGATAGTTTAATCGATTTTGAACAAAAAACAATCAATGAAATAATAAATAATGATAAAGATTTTGAAGTTGAAAGGTTTTCACATGCTGGAAATTTAAATGATACTGAAATAAATTATAATTTTTATTTTGCACCATCTGGGGCAACTTCGGCAAATACAATATGGGATAAATCATATATTACGCAAGGGTTTACACCAAATCAGATTTATTATTCGAGTAATAGTTTTGTTCGTTCATTTTTTAAATTAGATTTTTATGATACGACAAATCAAAAAGACCAAAAAAACTATTTTACAATAATTTTAACGCCACCAAATAGTATTACGCCTGAAATTGCCGTAGCTACAAATTTTTTAAATGTTAAAATTCCAACATTTAAAATGGATTACATCGGAAATAAAGAAGGATTTTTTATTTATTGGCTAAAGAATAGAGATTTCATCAATATTGATACTTTTTACATGACGGCTAAATTTTTTGATGCTAAAAATGGAATCTTTTATAAGATGATGAATAGACCACAATCAACATTAAGTGGTATAAATAAATTTAATTTTTCACAAGAAAATTATTTTTATTATAAAGTCAAGTTAGATTATAGCACTTATCAATATAGTGTTTATGATATAAATAATCCATTAACTGAAGTTTTAGTTGGGGATTCATTAAATCCAATAAAATGGTACGAATATATTAACCCATGATTGACGAAGATAAATATAGTATCAAGATATCCCCAGAAGTTTTAAGTGGTGATATTTTCAAAGTCTGTTATCCAAGTGGATTAACATATAATAGCGGATGTACATTTGTATATTCATCAATGACAAATGTTTTATCAGGTGGAACAAATGGGTCATCATTATTAACTGGATTAACAATACCAATTTTATTTAGACAAGTAGCTATAGATTTAGGATATTATTCAGTTTTTGATGGTGCAATAATTCAAAAAGATGTTGTAACAAATTTTGTATTTTCTGCAGTAACGGGATTTCCAAATACTTATTATGTTTATAATACCTCAGATGAATTAATTAATTTTTTAGAATTATCATCATATACTATTGATTGGGGTGATGCTACAGTACCAACAGTTTTAACAACTACTTCACCAGATTTCATTTCGCATAATTATTTAAATAGTGGCGACTATACTATAAAATTAATACAAAACACTCCATGGGGTTTAAATATTGTTGAAAAAAATATAACAGTACCATATACTGGAAATACTATTCAAAACCCAAAAGGCACGGCATATTTTATATCAAATGTTGGTTCCTGGTCAGCAACACCGATTTCATATGATTTTATTTTTAGTGGGGATTCTGAAAATTTTGTTGATAAACAAACAAGTAATAATTATACAACAACACCATTTATTATAAGTGGGTTAACAAATTCGAGAATTCAAGAATTGTCACAATATGGTGTTAATAAATTTGTTTTACATAAGCCAATAATTAAGCAGAATAAAGTTTTTGGCGTTATTAATTCTATAACAACAGAATTTACAGGTTATACGATAGATGGTGTAAACTATTTAGATTTTTCAAATGGTACATCAATATTTATAGCTAATTCATCTGGTCTTACATCAAATTGGTTAGTTCAAGAACCAATAGTAAAAGATGAAAGTTTGTTAAATATTGTTTCAAATCCTGAAGTTCAATCAGATATTTATGTTGAACGTGGTAAAAGTAGTGTATTTGAAAATCTGGAAAGATTAGGTGAGATAAATAATTTAGGAAATTTAATTAATTATGGTTATGGTTTTTATAAAATAAAACCGCAATAAAACTATTTATAAAAAAATAAGAAATGGCAATAGGAAATTATGGCACAGTACGAAGTGCGGACATGAGTCCAGAAGATGTTGAAATAATATTACATTATACACCAAGCAGAGATGCTACAAGCAATTTTGTGCTTAAAACATTAAATGCTGCAAACATATTAAGACCCTATTTTAATAATACAGAAACAGGTGGTAATCCTGATATTGAAATTTTGGGTGGATTATATAATTTAAGATTACCTGCTGAAGAATTTAATCAGCTTGGAATTTATACATTATATCTTCGTCCAGCGCAAATACGAACAACAATAACAGATTGTGGTGTATTATCTTCATTACCAAATGTTAAAGGCTTGATTATTGATTTAAATAATATCCCTACACAATTTAGAAATAAATTTGTGGCACAAGGGCTTGTGGGGTTTAGAGTTGAATACTTAAATAGTGATGGTACAAAAATACCAAATTTTTTCAGAATAATAACTTCAAATTTTTTCTGTGAGCCTGTAACACAAAATTTAACAAATACTTCACAAAAAGCTATAAGATACAGATATGTTGATGGTGCAACAAATTTAATTTTTTGTACATTATCACCATCATCATCACCAACTAATAAACCTAATGCGACACCTTTTATTGGTCAACCTGCGCAAAGTATTATTATTACAAATACATTTTTCAATCCTATTACTTTAGATATTGAAATGGTTGAATATGATACATCATCACTTGCAATTGCATTGTATGGTAATCAAACTAAATCAATTGATGATGGAATTTACACCATTTATGATTCAAATAATAATATTTATAAACAATATAATCTTTATGAAATTAGAGATGAGTTTAATAAATTATTGTTTGAAGTTAAGGAAGACCGTGGTAATAATATTGATTTCAGTAAAAACTTTATAAATATTACACAATAATGGCTAATAATTTTTTCAGATATCCTCCAAGACCTTCAAGTGGTAATGGTACATTTTCAGATAATATAGTTGGTTTACAAACTGTTGATGGGGGTGGTTTAACTCAAGGTAATTTTGAGTTTACAACATCTATTACTGAAAAAATTAATCGTGAGTTTAATACTGGGGTATTTAGTAATCCAATATCATTAAATGATTTAGATTTAAATACTGTTCAAGAGGCGAAAACTATTATTGCTAAAGAATTTAAAGTATATCCTAATTATGATTTAAGTGAGGTTACAAAATTTAATTTATATGGGTCATTAACTAAAAGATTATCAGTATCAATACAAAAAATTATTAATTTTTTTCCAGCATCTTTAGATGTTAGATTAATAAATTCAGACTTTTCAACAGGGTATACTGTAATCAATGTTGTGTATGATTCAATAGAAAATACTACAACATTCAACATTGATGTAATAAAATTAAATAACCCATTTGATATTGATTATTCAAAAAATGCTGAACGAAATATTTCTGCAAGAGAATATGTAGTATCACCATTAAGAAATTTAACAAAGGAATTTAGGAAATATTCAATTTTTGTTGATGATATTGAATATGATATTTTAATGTTTAGTCCAACTAATTCATTATTTCGTGGTCAATTAGAAATTATTGTTAGTGGTAATCCGTTTCCTGGTGAATATTTTTCAGTTAAAGACTTTATAATAAAACCTAATACATTTTATACTGAAAAAACATTTACTGAAGCATTTGATGAAGTTGAAAGATATCTACTTAATAGACTAATAACGCCAAAATATACTGCACAATTTCAAATTCCTAAAGAAACTGATGAAGGTTTAAATTATATAAGTTATGAAAACGTTACTTGGCCATTAGAAGGTTCATGGAATTTAGATATAAGAACATTATCTTTTGATAATTATTTAAGTAAGATTAGTACAATTGCATCTGATTTAGATACATATCGTACTAATCTAATTTCACGATTTTTAGTAACAGATGCTTTTAAAGAATTTGATACTGATGACCAAAGGGTTTCAAAAATTCTTAACATTTACGGTAGAAGTTTTGATGAAGTTAAAAAATTCATTGATGCTTTAGCATTTATGAATTCTGTAAATTATACAACTGGAAATGACATACCATCACAATTATTAAAAAATTTAGCAGAAACATTAGGTTGGAGTACAAATATATCCCCAATATCAGATAGTAATTTCTTAGATTCAGTTTTTGGGACAAATTCACCATCGATGTTTGGTGGATATTCAATCTCAGAAACACCAACAGAAATTAATTATCAATTTTATAAAAATTTAATTCTTAATTCAGCATATCTTTTTAAATCAAAAGGGACTCGTAAGTCTATAGAAGGTTTATTAAGATTAATTGGTGCACCAGAATCATTGGTAGAATTTAATGAATATATCTATATTGCTGGTCAACGAATTAATATGTCAGAATTTAACAATCAGTATGCAAGTATTTCTGGAGGGACATATAGTCAAGAGTTACCAGTTTTAGATAATAATTTAACATTTTCAATATATGGTAAAAAATACTCAGGATTCACATCTGAGGTTATTATATCAGATTCAGATACGTTACAAAGTGATTATCCTGTTGATTCTGAAGGATATCCAAAGGCTCCTGAAGATACTGAAGATTTTTATTTCCAAAAAGGTGCAGGTTGGTTTGAGTTAGTTAAAACGCATCAGAGTCCACAAGTTATTAACCAAACAAATAGTGTTTTTACAGGTCAAACTTTTAGTATTCAAACACAATTTGAACCTTTTACATATGGCGAAAAGTATTTAGAAAGATTTAGGAGTTTTCCTAATATGACTTTAGGTTTTGATTTAAAAAGAGTTCCTGATAATAAAAAAAGCTGGGGTTATAATGATAATGGTTTAAGAACAAGTTTTGAAGGTAATCAAAATGCTTATTATTATGTTGGAGATGAAAAATTAGTATTAAATGTTAAGAATGTTGAGTTGTTTTTAAATCCAGCTCAAGGGCTATTATATGATGTTTGGAGTATGTCAAATAAATATAATTATCCTATACCAAGTTCTGGATTATCTACACCATATCCAACGCCTAATGGTATTGACTGGACATTTATAAATCCCCAACCAAATAAAAAAACATTTTTTGAATTTGCGCAAACGTTTTGGCAAAAAACTATAAATGTAAGAAATCGTTTTTATACATCTGATGGTAAAACAAGTGGGTATCCTACGTTACAATCAATTTATTGGGATTATTTAAATTCTGGGCAAGCAATCAATGTGCCGAATGATAACTTTAATTATCGTACAATGATAGATTATGTTCAAGGGTTAGGAGATTATTGGGTTAGATTGGTTGAACAGATGATTCCTGCAACAACAATTTGGCAAACAGGAACAAAATTTGAAAACTCAATATTTCATAGACAAAAATTTGTTTATAGATATCAACGCGGTTGTCAAATTATTCCAGTACCTTGTGAACCATGTATTATTGAAGGTAGTTTATTTCCATATGATTGTGTTTTAGAGTCAATATCTTGTCCAATTTATCCATGGTTAAATGGAAATCCTTTAGTTAATTCTTTTTCGGATGTTTTATATCAATCTTTAGTTAAATATTTAGCAACACAATCAAAATCAATAAATGATTGTTTAACAAATACTTTAATAACTGACTGGTATATTGATTTAAGAATAGATTCAAATATTTTAATTCAACAAAAAATATATACAGGATTTGGTTTAATTGACATACCAACTAATGACTATTGGATAAATCAATTAAATATTTATTTACAGGATTTAGTTTATTCAGGTTATGATTATATTATACAAGATAATATCTTAACACTATTTAATTTAGGTTGTGAACCGTTTAACGCCAATAAAAACTTCCAATTAAATATTGGTTTAGATTTTAAAATAACATGTAATTAATGGCAATATTTTATTCAACATCAATAACTGGAGATTGTCAGAATTTAAGTTCTGGTACAATTATTTTATATCCTTCTGGAGGAACCTCTCCATATACTGTGGATTGGTATAATCCAAATTTAGGGGTTGATACTTTGGTTACGACAGGTTCTACAAGAACCTCGTTATCAGCAGGAACATATCAAATTTTAATTACTGATTCAACAACACCAATAAATGAATATTTATATGTTAACTTAGTAATATCTTCAGGAGTTTGTACGTCAATAGCAGCATCTAAAGATACAACATGTAATGATGAAAATGGTTCAATAACCGCAACAACTGTAAGTTCATATACACCAATTACTTATAATTTATATAGTCAATCTTCAGGAAATTTAATACAATCATCAACAACATTTGATTCGTCTTATATTTTCAATAATTTAAGTGCTGATACATATTATATTGATGTATTTGATGGCGGTGGATGTTCAGGAAATACTGGAACATGTATAATATCACCATCATCAGCATTTACATGCGGATTATTTATTGTTAACAATTCAGGGTGCGCGGGTACAAATTCTGGAGCATTATATGTTACAGGTCAAACTGGAACACCACCATATACTTATTTGTGGTCAACAAGTCAAACTACAGAATCAATAAAAAATTTACCAAATGGTAATTATTCAGTTGTTGTTACAGATTCTAATGGTTGTTCAGTAACTTTAAGTACAAATATTGAATCAATATTACCGTTAGGTATTATTAACTTTGTTCAAAATCCTCCAACATGTTTTGATTCTAATGGGTCAATAACAATAAATGTTTCTGGGGGTACAGCACCATATTATTATCAATTATCAAATGGTTCTGGAATAATTAGTTATTCAAGCTCATATACCTTTACAAATTTATCATCAGGTTTATATACCGCAACAATAACTGATGCAGCATTATGTACAACAAGTGGTTCTACAACATTACTTTCACCAGATTCTTTTTCAGTTGTTGGGGTTGTTGTAACAAACTCAACGTGTTCACAAAATAATGGGGTAATTACAATTAATGTTCTTGGTGGTAATACACCTTATACATATAGTATTGATGATACTTTTGGTAATATTATAACATCGGCATCAACATCCCCAACAATACAATTTACAAATTTATCAAGTGGATTTTATGTAGTTAAAATAACAAATTCAAGTGCATGTGAATATATTACTACAGTGTATGTTAACAATTCATCAACATTTAATGCTACAGCATCAAAAATAGATACAAGTTGTGGTTTAAATAATGGTGAAATTGCGTTAGAAGTTTCAACAAATGGTATATATACATATCAAGTAAATGATAATATAATTTCTAATACAACACAGACAGGTGTTACATTTACAAATTTAGCATCTGGTTTATATAATGTTTTAATTACAGATTCTTCAGGTTGCACATTTAATACATCAGTTTTAATACTTTCAAGTTCGCCAGTTGAATTCGGTTTTAATACTGTTGAATGTGGTTCAGGTTCAGAAGGTGCTATAACAGCATTAATTACAAATGGTGTACCGCCTTTCACATTAAATTGGTCATCAAATGTTGGGGGCCAATCTGGAATTTATGTTACAGGTTTAACTGCTGGCACATATACATTGACAGTAACAGATAATAATAATTGTTCGTTAACAAAATCAACAGAAATAACTTGTAAAGAATCAAATGTTACATATGAATTATTTAATATTTGTGAAGGTAATTTTATTCAAACAGAATCTTCTAAAACTGGATTAATTCAATTATTAAATCAGGGTTTTGATGATTTAATTGATACTGAAACTGATTGTCGATTACAAAAAGCAGATTTTACAATTATAGTTGAAGTTGGGGTAACTCAATATTCATCCACTTTTTATACATCAACATCATTATTAGATGTACCAACTGATGAAGATTATGCCAACACATTGAATAACATATTAATTGGAATAACAGGTATTGGTGTAGTATTTATTGAACCTTTAACTAATAGTATTAAAATAAACACCGATTGTGAGAAAATTCTTGCAAATAATAAAATTAAAATATCATTAAAAATAACTTATGATATTTGTTGTGTAAGTTTATAAAAAATGAGTTCACAAATTATAATTAGCGGAATAACTGGAACATCACCATATAATATATATGTTTGTGATACTCTCGGAACTAATTGTCAATATATTGGGGTATTTACAACAGTGCCACAGACAATTATTTTGCCATCAACTTTTACATATGCTCCAGCAGTTTTAATTAGAATTATTGATTATAATTTATGTGTAATGGAGCAAATTAAAACTTGTACATAATATATTTAGAATAAATGGCTAAACAAATAACAATTACAAATATTGTTGGTACTGAACCCTATAATATTTATTTATGTGATAATTTATATAATAATTGCATCTATATAGCAACAATATCAAATATTGATATTCCATATAATTTTATTGTTCCTACGGCTTTCGAAGCATTATCTACAGTTGGTGTTAAAATAATTGATGCAAATAACTGTGAAATTAAAGACACTATAACAATTTAATTATGACAATTTTTGTTTCGGGATGCTGTGATAATAAAGTATATAAACTTAAATCAGAAACTTCTTTAAATGTTGGTAATGTTATAAGTTTAAATCCTAATAATTATTGCTATACAGCAATAAATCAACCATCTTTTCAAACATCATTTAGTATTTTAGATGATAGTTTAGGGTTTTCAGTATTAAGTGGTGTAACTGGATGTACAAGTCAATATTGTTTACCTTGTTCAGGATATACTGGAACATCAACAACTAACGAATGTAATGTAATTACATTATTTAGCCTTGGTGTGGAGTGTGTTTCAGTAAATCCAACAATATCAAATCCAAATAGTGGAATTTTGTCTGTTAATGTAACAGGTGGAACAGCCCCATATACAATAATTTGGGAGTCTCCAAGTGGCCAAACTTTTACAGGTCAAACAATATATAATAAAAGTGAAGGATTTTATAAAGTAACAGTGTATGACAAATGGAAAGATTATGTTGTTGTTACAGGATGTACATTAGCATTACCAACAGATTGTGTATTTAGCGGTAGTGTTGTACCATTCTATACGCCAACAGCAACTCCAACACCGACACCTACACCTACACCAACAGCAACACCTACGCCAACTGTTACGCCAACCCCAACACCTACGCCAACATCTGGGCCAATCCCAACTCCAACAGCGACTTCAACAATAACTTGTACACAATGGTATTATTCAACAAACTTTGGTGAAGATACGATAAATTATGTTGATTGTGCGGGTGTAACACAAGCTTTAGTAATTTCACAATATGAAAGTGGATTTATTTGTGTTAGAGATGGTAGTCCAGCACCATATTGGTCAATAAATATACCAGGTAATATTTTAACAGCTCTTGGATACGCTTGTGTACCAGCAACAACAACAACAACAACATTATCATTTACGCCAATTATATTATATTCTGCAGTAACAATTAGTGGAACTAAATATGTATTAACAGGTGAGACCAGTGAATTAGCTGTTAAAAATTTATGGAATGATATAAATAAAGCCTCAGACCATGGTTATACATTCTATATAACAACAGGATTTGCTACAGGGGTACAATTATATTATTTAGATTTAATGGCATTACAATATTATCCATGGACAGATGGTGGCTATTGGGTTGCTGCACCGACTGTTGGAAATCCAATAGGGTTATTAGTTAATGGTGATAAATATGTTGTAACATTAAATTCTGGTAGCGTTGATACCATAACAAATTTTAATAGTATATAATGAATCAATATTATACAATACAAATAACTGGTGGAACACCAATAGGTACTTATAGCATATTTTATAATACTATTGGCGTTGGGAATTATGCATTATTATATCCAACATTAAATATCGCATCAGGAATTACTTTATCAGAATTAATTACTGGAACAACCATTCAAGTTCCAGAACCAACTAATAAAATATATTTATTCAATGAAAATTGTTCAACATTTCAAGAATTTATTGTATCACCACCAGATGAACAATATCCATGTTTATGTTTAACAATTACGGAATTGTCACCACTGAGTACAACTTCATTAGATTTTTGTTATTCAGGGGTTACAACAAATTCTAAACCTGAATATACAAATTCAAGTGGATATACAATATATTGGAATACTTTAGGTTATTGGGAATTAAGTGGATATACAATTAATGGTGGGTCAACAGTTTTAAGGTCAACATATTCAAGTAATATTCCAGATTCTGCTTGGAATGCTTATGGGTTAAATGCATTTAATTATTCAATAAATGTTATACAAGGAGAATGTACATCACAAATTACACCAATATTATTGAAGTTAGATTTAAATGTTCCAACATGTGAGGGAATTTCTGATGGTTCAGTTATAGCGTTAGCAACAGGTGGTAGTGGAGGATTTACATATTCGTTGGATGGAATTTTATATTTAAATAATACAGGAATTTTCACAGGTTTAAGTGGTGGAACATATACAATATATGCTAAAGATTCTATTGGTTCAATATATAATCAATCTTTCACAATAAATTCACCAACAATTAATTATATATCTATAGGTGCAAATTCAACAACACAAATCAAATTATATACTCTTGGTAATATGTCGTATTATTTGGTTAATATAATTTATGATACAAGTACAATACCTTCAGGTACAACTGTTGTTGTTAATTTACAAGAAGTTATTAATTTAACATATAGTGAACCTGGACAAGTTCTTTTTGATACGTCATTAATTAAAGTTTTTAAAAATAGTTCACAATTAAGTCTTACAACATCTGGTTCAACAGCGTTATCAATAGCTTCACCATTACCATGTAATCCATTATTATTTAATAAGTATGTTGGTAATTCGATATATAATTATAATAATATTAGTTTACAAAAAGGTGATTCATTAATTGTTGAAGCAATTTACGGAATTGATGTTGATACTAATGGTGGTGTTAGTGGTAGTTGTATAACACAAGCACAAGTAAATGTTGAATCAAACTTAACAATTGTATCATATGATTGCACATGTTGTGAAATTAATAACATTTCAATAACAGAAAATGGAATACCAATTATTTATAGTTAAATGAGAAATTAAAATGGGATATATAATTAAAAATACTTCAGGTTTATTAAATACAAGAATCACAGATATGGGTAGAAAAAAACTATCCGAAGGTAGATTTAATATTAGTTATTTTCAAGTTGGTGATAGTGAAATATTATACAATTTAATACCTAATTATAATCAAGCTGATAACTACGTTTTGGAGCCAGCATATAACGCTCAAAATGGGGACCAACAACCTCAAACAAATAAAGCTAATATAAAATATCCAATAAAAGTGCAAGGGCCAGTTGTTGTAGTTGCCAGTGATAATACTTATGGAATACCTTTTAGAGATTCTCAAGTTAGTCCAGTATTCAATACTGCAGCACCAAAAGGATTTTTTAGTGGAAGCCCAAGCGGATACACAGCATATACTTCATCAGCATATACAATCACTTCAAATTATATGGTTGAAATGTGTTCATTATGTGGAACTGATATTATGACAATAATTCCAGATTTTTGTTCACCAACAACTGGAACGCCATCAGTAAATGATTTTGTAACAATATTTTTTGATGCTTCTGGAAGTTGTGGTAATATTGTTGGAGATTTCCCAATATTAACATATAAAGTACAAGGTGTTACAGGAACAACAATTCAAGTAGACAGAAATCTACCATATTTTAGTGGAATAAGTTGTTGCGGTAATGCCAGAGCAATTTTCTATCCATCAGGTATGACAGTTTTATACGATACTGCAACACCTCAAGGATATTGGCCACCAAATGTTTTAGATTTTGAAACAATATGTGAAATTAGTGAAATTGATGTTCCAGTCTGGAATATGAATATTCCATGGTCAGTAAATCCTGCAGGATTATTATCAACTGTAAGTGAAGGATTTCAAAAATTTGGTTCACGAGAGTATTTGGGAACTAAAGAATATTTAGGGTATCAATCCATATCAGGTCAAAGTTTTTATGTTACACCTATTTTTACATCAGAAACTACTAACACGTATTTTTATAATTCATTTGATGAACCAATTTTTGTACAACCTTATGAGCAAAAAACGATAGCAATTGTGCATTTTACAAATAACGCTATTGATACATTTTATGGTGAAAAATTTGCAACTGAACCTTTTGATATTGGTGCATTGGACCCAACAGGATTTGCAAGGAATTTTAAAGTAACGATACCTTGGTTAATGTGGCATAAGACAAAAACTGGAATAATGGGTGAAACTTTTTATATTGACCCACAAGTCGGTTCTGAAAATTACTTAGATATCAAATATATGAAATCAAGTAGGAATGAAGACATGAATGAACCTGGCTTAAGATATTATCATTTATGGGATACACATCTTAATGATGATTCCAATCCAAGTAGGGTTGGTAAAGTTTTTCCAGATTTAAAAATTATTGTGTTTGATGATGAAGAAATTGTTGCAGCAATGTCATATAAAGCAAATCGAAATTGGACATTACCAGCCCCTAAATTATTTTTGGTAACACCAAATACTTGTGATACAACAGATGATGATTTTGGGTTGCTTGGTAATAATGATGAATATTTATATGTCACATATAGATTTAATACAACAAGTGGTTTAACAAACTCATTACACTGTAATTATTACGTTAAAATTCAGGGACCATCTGAAGATTGTACGACATCAAGACAAGATGTTTCAGTTAAATTTGGTGACGAGTTTTTTTTCCTAAAAGATTGTTGTCCACAAGGGTATAGTGCTAACGAATTTATGATATTAGCACAAGTTGTTACAGGTTCAACAACTCAACCTGACCCTGAAAACTGGAGAATTATTGATTATACTAACCAATTAAGTGGGTCGTCAATAAATGGATATATTCAAGCTTCAGGAATGACAGCATCAACATTTACAATATCATACAATCAATATAATAATGCTGGAATATATAATTTGGCCGATTATTTAACATTACCTGTACCATTTGGTGAAGAATTTAAATTAAATTTTGGGGATGAATATTATTTTTATGGTAACATTCAAACTGATATTCAAGCAACAATTTATGAAATGAAATATTTGTGTAATTTACAACAAACACAATTTTTAACCAGTACAAATCCTACTTGGACATTAAATGATGATATTTATATTACTGAAATTGGCTTATTTGACTCTGATAAAGATTTAATGGTAATCACTAAATTACAACAACCTGTAAAGAGACAAGGAACTCAACAGTTTGCTATTAAATTAGATTTTTAAAATATTTACTAAAGAATTTTATTTTTTATATTAAATATAAATGAAACTAAAATTAAAAAACAATCCTAAAATATTGGGGCTTGATGTTTCAACAACAACAATAGGTTGGGCTTTATTTGATGTTGTTACTCAAGAACTATTAGAATTAACACATATTTCGCCAAAATCCAAACCAAAGAAAGAAAATAAGATGGAAGAGCTTTTGGTTAAGGCTAAAATGTTTAGGACAAAATTGGAAGAATATAAAAATCTTGGGATTACATATATTGTAATTGAAGAGCCGTTATTACAATCAAATAACATTTATACTGTTGGTACCTTGTTAAGGTATAATACTCTAATTATGAAAGAGTGTTATGATGTCTTAGGTATAATACCAGATTTTATATCTACATATAACTCAAGGAAATTTGCATTTCCAGAATTGGTTCAAAAAAATGATAAAGGTAAATTTGTATTGTTTGGCGGATTACCAAAAAATATTGATAAAAAACATATAATTTGGGAGAAAGTTGCACAAAGGGAACCACAAATAACTTGGTTATATACAAAAAATAATACATTAAAAAAAGAAAATTATGATTCAACTGATGCATATTCTGCAGCACTTGGCTACATGAAAAGTAAAAATATTTGGTAATTTGATTTTATTTACCTAATATTGTAGTTGTGAATGAAAATGAGTCTATTATTGAGATACTAAATGAATTTCTTGGCGAACCAAAACATGTAAATGATTATCAAACACAAATTCAGTATAATTGTCCAATTTGTGATGACGGTAGAAAAAAAGGTAATCTTGAAGTTAATATAGAAGAAGAAGTCTTTCATTGTTGGTCATGCGGAGATGAAAATGGTACTCATGGTGTAATATCGAAATTATTCGATATGTTTGGTAATAAAAAATTAAAAAAGTTATATAATTTAATTAAACCTGAAGATAAAAAACCTATAAAGCGTGAAAAGAAAGCTTTACAATATCCTGAAGGATATATTAAATTTTCAGAGTCTAATCCAAGATATCCTATACATAATGAAGCATTAAATTATTTATACCGTCGTGGAGTAACTGACGAAATTATAAATAAATATGATATTGGATATACTGCATTAGGTAAATATATGTATCGAATAATAATACCATCATATGATTCAAAAAATAAATTAAACTATTTTATCGCAAGAGCCTGGGGTAAAACAAAGTTTAAATATTTAAATCCTGACGCTGAAAAAGATTTAATAATCTTTAATGAAAATAAGATTGATTGGGATAAAGATATATATATTGTTGAAGGGGTATTTGATTCAATTTTTATTGAAAATTCTATACCTTTATTAGGTAAACATTTATCTGAATTATTATTTAATACCTTATATAATAAAGCAAATGGAAATATTCATATTTGTTTAGATGGTGATGCATATAAAGATGCTTTATTAATATATCATACCATAAATGGTGGTAGATTATATGGAAAAGTTGTTTTATATAAATTTCCAAAAGATAAAGATGTTTGTGATTTAAAAGGTGATATTAGCAGATATAAAATAATAATACTATGAAATTAACAAAAATTGCACAAGAAATTAGAGAAATAATTCGAGACAAACAACTTGAATATAATTTAACGTTTGATGAGGAAACTCACACATATACGATGAAAGATATTGAAGGTAATATTAGAAGTGATTGGTATTCAGTGTCTAAAGTTCTTAAGTTTTTTTACGAAGAGTTTGATTCATATAGCATATCACTCAAAAAGGCAAATGGTAATATATTTGAACAAGAAAAATTATTAAAGGAATGGGGTGATGCTGGAACATATAGTACACAAATGGGGTCAAGAACTCATTATATTTTAGAAAACCGTGCTTTGGAATTATTTAAACTAAATAAAAATGTTAGACAACCAATATATGATTGTAATGAAGAACAAATACTAAAAAGCGATTCTATGGTATATTCTGGAATTAAGTATTTAAATCTAATGAAAGAACGTGGGGCTGAATTAATTGACACCGAAATGGTTCTCGGAAGCCCACATTTATGTTATACAGGTCAACCTGATAAATTATGGTTGATACCTAATGCTGAAAAAACTGAATATGGTGTTGTAATTACTGATTGGAAGACAAATAAACCTAAAAATTTTGAGGTTAATAGGTGGACAAAATCGATGTATAAACCATTTAACAAATATCCAAACAATGCTTTAGGTCATTATTATTTACAATTACCATTTTATGTTAAACTTTTTATTAAAATGTTGGAAAACACTAAATATTCTAATCTAAAGTTTTATGGTGGTGTTGTAGTATTATTAAAGGAAGATAAAACTTATAAAGAATACAAAGTTCCTAAAGATATTATAACAACAGTAATGAATTTAAATATTCAAGATTATTTGATAATTAATAAATAAAAGCTTATTATTATAAATATGGATAAAGACTTAAGACCAAAAATTGACCTAAAAGAACAGCCAACAGTAAAATGTGAATTTTGTGGCTCAAGTTACTTCAAAGAAGTAACCATGTTAAAAAAAGTATCAAAGATTTTAACAGGAAGCTCTGAAGACACATATGTACCTTTTAGTGTGTACATGTGTAATAGTTGTAATTATGTGAACTCGGATTTTAAAGTTTTTGGGGATGATAACTAATATTGTACATTTTTCCGACCTACACATTAGAATATTTAAGTATCATGAATTATATCGTGATATTTTGAAAAAAATGTTTACTGAATTTAGGAAAATTAATCCTGATAGGATTGTTTTTACTGGAGATTTGGTACATTCTAAAAACCAATTAAGCCCTGAATTAGTTGAAATGGTTATATGGACTTTAAGTGAGAGTTCAAAGATTGCTAAAACAATTCTTATTAGCGGTAATCATGATTTTCTAAATTCAAATCTTGAAAGACTTGATACATTATCACCAATTATCTCAGCATTAAACAATGATAATATTGTTTATTATAAAGATAGAGGGGTTTATGAGGATGAAAATGTTTCTTGGTGTGTTTATTCACAATTTCAGGGTAATGTTCCACCAGATATTAAAGACGCAAAAGGTTTTAAAATTGGTTTATTTCATGACCCAATTCAAGGATTAAAAACTGATTTGGGGTTTGATTTTGGTGAACATGCATATGATATTGAAAAATTTGATGGTCTTGATATTGTTTTATGTGGTGATATACATAAACGAGCCACATTTAAAATACCAAATGGTAAACTTGGAGTGATGATTGGGTCAACAATACAACAAAATTTTGGTGAGTCAGTTAAAAATCACGGATTTGGTGTGTTTAATATACCGAATTATAAATATGAGTTTGTTGATATTGATAATCCAAGACCTTTTCTATCATTTAAAATTAATGGAATAAAAGATATTGAGAATGGAACAGAAAAACTTGTCAATCTCGGATAATGAAATAGTAAATGATGTTCTTCAATATGTTTTATTAAATGATATTAAAGATATTGATTCATTTACATTGACATGTTTTAAAAATGGATATTTTATCCAAAAATATGGACTATTAAATGAGGAAGCTTCAATAAATATTAAATCAGAAGATAATAAAGAATTACAAAATAAAATAAACATGTTAACAGAAACAATTCAGCATTTAAAACGTGAAGTTTTAAATAAAGATAATGTTATAAAAGAACAACAAAACAAAATAGATAATTTAAGTCAAATTATTTCAAATAAATTATTAAAATTCACATAAAAATGGAAAAATTTATAATATGGTCAATTATGCTTTATGGAATCAGTAATATACTTGTTTACGGTTCTATATTAAATAGCTTTAGAAATTTTATTGAAAAAATTGGAAATTCTACTATATTAATTATAAGTCCAATTTTTAAGTTTATCAGAGAAATGCTTAAATGTATGATGTGTACACCTTTTCATTTAGGTTATTTGTCAACTTTTTTTATTTATTCGCCAACATTTGAATATTTTTCATTACCTTTGTACTATTCTTGGATATTAGATGCTGGGATAGCTTCAGGGGTTGTTTGGGGGATAAATTCAATAATAGAATGGTTTGAAAATAAACATTAATTTAATATATACATAACATGCCAAAATCAAGAAAACGCGGTGGTGACAAAGTTCACAGAAGAAGAGTTCAAAATAGAAATAAAAATATCGACACAATGATGAAAACCCAACAAAAATTATTTGAACGAGCAATGCTTGAACAAATAAATAAAGTAAGAAACTCAAGTGGTGACACATCAAATGATATAACCACAAGTCAAAATATTAAGTTAAATACTGAGGGTTTTAACACAAATCTTGCAACAGATTTATGATAGATATTGATAAATTAGATAATCCATACGTCCAGGTAATTTGGGAAGATTATTCTGAAAATTTTACACAAGAACAAATTAAAAGTGTAAAACAATATTTTCAAAATAAATACAACACAAATAATGTTAATGTAATATCTAAAATTAAAAATGATATTATTAATGAAACTCAGCAAACTGTTGATGTTTCAATTAACATTATGGATAAAAACTATCAAAAAGAATTAATTAAAAATTATTTAGTTAGTAAAAATTTTGATAGTTACCAAGAAGATATTATAAAATTAGATAATGAAGTTGAAAACAAAATTGCAGCATCAACAGATGATGTATCAGCATTTAAAAAATGGTATATCAAAAGAATTGAGTTTTCAAATTTCTTATCATATGGGGATAATCAAGTTTTAGATTTTACAAAATGTAATGGTTTAACTGTTATTAAATCAACACCAGAGAATTTTGGAGGAAAAACCGTAATATCTACAGATTTATTGTTGTTTTTATTTTTTAACACAACAACTAAAACATCAAAGGTTGAAGATGTGTTTAATAAATTTACAGAAAAAGATTATGTTAGAGTAAAAGGTGAAATTACAATTGATGGTGAAGATTATGTAATTGAAAGAAACTTAGAAAGGAAAAAAAGTAAATCTGGAGATTATAACATAAAAACTTATTTAGAGTTTTTCAAAAAATTACCAAATGGTGAATTACAAAATTTTACAGGTGAACAAAGAAAAGAAACAGAAAATTTCATCAAAAATTCAATTGGTGAACAAAATGATTTCTTAATGACAATTTTGACCACAGCTTCAAATCTTGAAGAGCTTTTAGAATCAAAACCAACAACGAGGGGTCAAATTCTTTCAAGATTTTTGGGTCTTGAGTTCTTAAAGAAAAAGGAAGAAGTTGGTAAAGAATTTTATTCTGAGTTTTCAAAAAGTATGTTATCAAATATATACAATATTGAACAACTTAAACAGGAAATTGAAAATAATCTTGATAAGATATCTGAATATCAAGCTGAAATTAATCAAGCAAAGGTTGTAATTGAAGATATTACTGAAAAACTAACTACAGGTAAAGATTATAAGGATAATCTTCTTAAAATGAAGTATAACGATATTGACAAAGATTTGTTAATATTGAACCCTGAACATATCAAAAAAGAGATTGATAGTATAAAATATCAGCTTGATAATTCAATACGTGAGCTTGAAAGTTTTGAATTAATTGAGCCTTCAGAATTTTACAATGAAGATATTCACGATAAAATTAAGTCAGATATAAATGAGGTTTATAGAAATATTGTTGATGTTGAATCAAAAATAAAAGATATTAAAACTTTACAAAATTCTGTCAGTGGTGGTGTTAAATGCGAACATTGTGGAATTGATTTAATTAACGCAGCTATAACGCAATCTAAAATTTCAAATTTAGAATCTTTAACAATAAATCATGAGGAATTAAAATCTAAAATGGATGAATTATCGGCAAAAGATAATGAGTTTTTAAAGATTAAGAGAGATTTCGATAAATATGAAAAAGATAAACTAATTAAAGTCCGTTTAGAATTAAATGTTGAAAGTAATAATTTAAAATATTTAAAAAATGTTGAATTATTAAATCGGTATAATGATGTACAAGATAAAATTTCTAAAAATAAAGAAATTGAGGCTAAATTAATTAAGGCAAACCTTAGAATTGATGAATTAGAGCGTGATAAAAAGTCTAAAGAGTCAATTATTACCAGTAATCAAGTCATGATTAAAAATATTCAAGAAAAGAATGTTAAAAACAATGACTATATTATTAAAATAGGTAAAGAAAACGAGAGGGAAAAAATATATAAAATATATTCAGAAATTTTTGGTAAAAATGGTATTACTAAAAATATTATGAAAACTATGATGCCATTAATTAATTCAGAACTTCAGCGTTTATTACAAGATAGTGCATATTTCAAACTTGAAATCAGAATTTCAGATAAAAATGAAGTAGAATTTTGGATGATAGACAATTCAACGGGCGTTGAAAAACTAATGATTTCTGGGTCAGGATACGAAAAAACTATAGCATCATTAGCATTGAGGGCTGTTCTTAGTAAAGTTTGTTCACTACCTAAACCAAATATTATTGTAATGGATGAAGTTTTTGGTAAAATATCAAACGAAAATCTTGAAATGGTTGGTGAGTTCTTTGTAAAAATAAAAGAATATTTTGAAAAAGTTTTCGTAATCTCCCATAATCCGCTTGTAAACAATTGGGCTGATAGTATTATCAGCATTGAAAAAATTGATAATATTAGTTGTGTTACTCAATAAAATGTGCTAATTTTGCCACATATATGATAAATTCAAATATTAATAATAAGTATCTACTATTTGTATTCGGAGACTTTAACCAACCAACAGCCAAATTTATTGCTGATTTTATAATAGATTTAAACAAAATAACTGTTACTAAATTTTATAAATTAAATTATGGATATGTTTACAATTTTTCATCATTAATTGATTTTAATGAGTTAAAAAGAATGGTAAATATATCTTTTAAAGAACAAAAAATTAGTAATACATTTTTTCTAATTCAAACTAATAATTCAATACATGTTGAAATTCCTGAAGATTTTAATTTCTTAGAGCTTGAGAATATAAATTGTGAAGATGTTGAATCAGATTATGAAATATCTTATAAATTTACATATGATTTTTGCAATGATGATGAGGATGATGAGGATGATGAGGATGATGAAGATATTGTTAGAATGATTAAATCATTTAGTGAAAAATCTAAAAGTCGTATAAATTTAGATGATATTTTAGATAAAATTTCAGAATTTGGAATAAATTCCTTAAATAAATTTGAATTAGACTATTTAAATGATTATAAAAACAAATGAAAAATTCTAATAATTACACGAAGAGTACTTCAACCCAAATATCATTTAATCAGAAAGATATTTATACATATCTCAAAGATTTAAGAAAAATTAATGTTTTAAATCCTGAAAGGGAAAAAGAACTTGCAAATATAATGAATTCAGATTCTGTTACTGAAAAGCAAAAACTTGAAGTTGAAAGAGAGCTTGTTGAGGGTAACTTACGATTTGTTATTACTATAGCTAAACAGTATCAAAATCAAGGATTGGAGTTATCAGATTTAATAGCAGAGGGTAACCTGGGATTAATTAAAGCTATTAAAAACTTTGATTGGTCTAAAGATATTAGATTTATTTCTTATGCTGTATGGTGGATTAAACAGTCAATTTTGCAATGTTTAAGTGAGCATTCAAGGATAATTAGATTACCTGTCAATATTGTTCAAGAAATGCAAAGAGAAAAAAGAAAAGTTGACTCTGGAGATTCAGAAGAATCTGAAAAATTTGCAATGTTGCCAACAGTAACGTATCTTGAAAATACTATTAATGAAGAGGGTGATAGTTTGATTGATTTAATTGTTAATGATAATGCAACATTGCCTGATAATAGTTTTAATAGTAGTGAAGAACTACATAAAAAAATGTTATCAATATTGAATGTTTTAGATAGTCGGGAACGTATAATTATCGAAGATTATTTCGGATTATCTGGCAATACTAAAACTCTGGAAGATATTGGGGAAGACCTTGATTTAACAAAAGAACGTGTTAGACAAATTAAAGAAAAAGCACTCAGAAAATTAAGAAATGAGTCAGAATTTTTATTTGATTATATTTAATATTATGAAAACAATTATAAAAAACAACATCTTAACAATTGCATTAACAATTTCATTATTATCTTTTTTTAAAAGTTGCTCAGATTCCAGGCACTTGTCAAAAATTGAAAAAGATATTAAATCAATAAAAGATTCAGCATATACTAAAACAGAATTTCAAAAAGAGTTAGAAATAATGGGCCTTGAAGCTGAACATCGAATGATTGAATCAACAGATAGAAAGATGCTTGATTTAACAAGACAAGATTCTATTAGAAAAGCTATAAAAGAACTTAAGAGTCAAAGATGAGTTGGTTTCAAAAAAATTTAAAAACCATACTGTACATTGCATTTGTAATACCAATTCTTACAGTAGCTTTTGTATCAATTTCACATGTTACTAAATGGTATGGTATTTCAAATCCCGCATCCTGGGCGATGTATCTTTCAGTAGGTATTGAGATTGCTGCATTATCGGCTTTAGCAGCATTATCAGCAAAAATGGGTAAAAAAGTATATTTCCCATTTGGTGTTGTAACATTAATACAGTTTATTGGTAATATTTTCTTTTCATATCATTACATTGATGTTAATTCAGAACTATTTAAAGATTGGGTAGATTTAGTTAATCCACTTATTAGTTTAACTGGGGTTGAGTCTGGTGATATTTTAGCGCATAAAAGATTCATTGCGTTAATTTCTGGAGGGATGTTACCATTGATATCTTTATCATTCTTACATATGCTTGTAAAATTTGAAGAAAATAATGATAATACTTCAAACAAAGTTTTAAATACTGATGATACACCATCTATAGAAAACGTAGAAAAAGAAATTATTGTAGAGTCTGAAAATTTGGAACCAATTGCTGAACCTGAATCTAATACTGAAATTGTTTCTACGGATAGTCAAGAAGATAATGGTACACCTAAAATTAGAAGATTAACATATAAAACAAATAATGAATGAAAATTTTAATCTAAATCATTTAGAAACTTTATATATTAATAATGATAAGAAACAAATTATCCTAACTAATACGTTAAGAGATATTTCATATTACATATTAGAACTTACAAATCGTAAAACTGGGTATTTCAAAAGAATACCCAATTTTATTATTGGTAGAGATGGTAAAATATACGAAATCATAAAACCTAATTATTATACTAAATATTTTAATAATGATTGGTTAAATAAAAATTCTATAGTAGTTTCATTTGAAAATGTTGGTTGGTTAAAAAATAATCCATTAAATAATGAATATATTAATTGGGTGGGTGATATTTATAATGGATTAGTATTTAAAAAACGATGGAGAAATTATATTTATTGGGAGCCGTATAAAGACATTCAATTACAGGTTGCTGCAGAGTTGTGCAGTACTTTGGTTGAAGAGTTCTCAATAGATAAAAGATGCGTTCATCATAATACTAAGATAAATGATTATATGAAATATAATGGAATTTTAACGAGGAGTAATATATCTCAATATTATACGGATGTTAATCCTTCTTTTAATTTTGAAACTTTTATAAAATTATTAAAATATGACTAAGAATAATCAATACGACGAAATTAAAAAATTATTACAGGCATCTAATAAGATGCTATCAAATAAAAATTTGAATGAGAATTTAAGTAAAATCAGAAATCAATACAGAATATTAAATGAACAAGAAGATTCAGCAATAGCTCGAATTAATCCAATAAAAGATATTGAGAAAGATATTGAACAAACTTCTAATAAAAAAGATAAACAGCAATCATACAAAATTTCAGGAAATATCATTACTTTACATGGTAAAGAAAAAAATCAGCTCGAATTAACAAGCGATGAAAAAAGTGCGTTCCAAGAAACTATGAATGAATTTAAAGAAGAAGTTAGCGAACTTGTTGATTTTGAAATTTTAAATTTATACACCAATAATGTTGAATGGGGTGGTCAAATTTATGATTTAGATATTAAATTTTATTATACCATAGGTGAGAATAATGGAATTTATATTAACGGTGATATGATAAAAGCTGATGATGAATTTTTAACAGTTTTGGATAAATTAAAAATATTCTATGAAAAATTTAAATCTAAATGGGGTAGAATTTTAGCAAATAGAAAATTGTCATGAAAAAAAATATTAATTTAAAAAATTGTATAATTGGTTTATTATTATTAGTTATAATATTTTTGAAATTCTGCTCAAAACCTGAAGTAATTACAAATCCTAAAGTAATTACTAATACGCAAATTGATACATTTTATAAAGATACTGGTAGTATAGTTTATAAAAAAGGTAAAAATCTTATTATTAAAGATAGTATAAGATTCGAAGTACCAGTTGATGTTGACACAAATAAAATCTTAGAAGAGTTTTATACTCAATACATTTATAATGATACGTTAAATCTTGTAGATTCTTTAGGATATGTTACAGTTATTGATACAATATTTAAAAATAGAATATATTCCAGAAAATATGAAAGTAATATTCGACAAAAAATAATTAAAGAGGTTTTTTATGTTCAAGAACCTATAGTTAATGAATATTATCTGGGGGCAAATATTGGTTTTAATTATTTAGGAACATCATTTATATTTAAGAATAAGAATAATAAAATGTATAGCCTTGGATTAGGAATAACACCAGATGTTAATAAAAAAATGTCAACTTTAATAGTTGGTGGTATTTATTATAAAATAAAATAATTATGGCTTTAACCGATAGCGATAAAAGAGAACTTGAGATTATGATGAGAAAAGAAATTAAAGATTTTTTTGGTCATAATACTATGAGACAATTTGAAGAAAAATTAATGGATAATATTGCTAAAGAAATAAAAAGAGGTAAGCTTGAAGACGATATAAAAGATATTGTTGTCAGAGTTTTTAGAGAGTTTTATAACTTTATGTGGACAAACCGAAGTTATTGGGAATCAAGAATTAAAACAGCATAATTATGGCAGACTTAGTTAATAATTTAAAAACTCAGCTTGGTAAAGAATTTAGCAATGCTGATGCGTTTTCAACCACTGATGGTTCATCAACATATAATAATATAATTTCATCATTAGCTGAAGAAGATATTGAAGAAGAATGGTCTGAAAAGTATAAAAAGAGTATTAATTGTGATAAACCTAAAGGTTTTAGTCAAAAAGCATATTGCACAGGTAAAAAGAAAAAAACTGAAAATACTGAAGCGACAGGTGCAGCATCAGCTGGAGGGTTTGAAGCACCATTATTCTCAAATCCCAGTAAAGTTGAAACTAAAGAGGCTACAGGGTCAAGTTCATCAGGTTCATATGAAACACCTAAAATATGGGCTAAATCCCAAAACAAAAATGATTGGAGAGGTAAATCTAAGCCACAAATTCCAGGGGGTAAATTTGTAACAATAAAAGAAAAATGTAAAACTTTTCCATATTGTAATCAGGGAGATATTAAAGCTTTAAAAATATATGAAAATGATATTTTAAAAAAGGTTATTACAAAAATTTCAAAGCAGAATAACATATCTGAAAATATAATTAAAGCGATTATCCAATATACTCTTGAAAACAATAAATCAAAATTAATTTAAATTAATTAACTAATTTTATTAGTTAACAGATATTTATATAAAAATGTATCGCATGAATAAGCAAAATATAACTAACGAAATTAAAGATAGAATTTTAAACGAATCTATTAATAGTAGAATTGAAGAAATAACTGGAAAAATCATGTCAAAAATTAACGAATTTGGAGGTAGTCCACAAATTTCAAATCAACCTACAGATATGACTGAAAAACTTCATGGAGGTCAAAAAAAGATTGATGTCGCAGCACCAAAAGGTAAAATTACAAAAGCTGATTTTGAAAAATTACGTAAATCTAAAAAAATGGAAACTGATGAAGGTAACGCTTTTACTGGTGAGTTAGCCAAAGCTAAAAAAGCTGGTAAAAGTTCTTTTATGTTTGATGGTAAAAAATATCCAGTTAAAGAATCTAAAAAAACTGAATATATTTTATCTGAAGATAAATTAATAGATTTAATTGAGAGGGTTATTTTGGAACAAAATAAGGCAAAAGGTTTAGCAGCGACTGAGAAAGTATTGAGAGCGGATAAAAATATTAACTCAAAAGCTCTTAAAGATGTTAATAAAAAAATGAAAGATTATTTAAAACCAATGACTAAAGGTTCATATGAAACTAATCCAGATTTTTACCCAAAAACTAACTCAGATTTTAATAAAACTGAAAAGAAAGCATATAAAGCTTCTGACGCAGTTGAAGAATATATTGAAAACTTCGCATATGCACCAGGTATGGAAAATTTACAATATGACGAAATTGCACCAAATGAAAAATGGTTAGAAAAGACTATTGAAGGGGACTCTACAACTGGTAATAATCCAAAATGGGCAAATGCTGTAGATACTGGTCTTGGTAAAAAAATTAATGCGAAAAGAAAGAAAAATCTATATGGCCAAGAAAAAAATCGTTCATATAATAGAGTAAAACAACCTGTAGATGTTGCTGGTGAATCCAAGGGGTCGAAATCTTTAGATAAGATGTTTAAAAAATTAAATACCGAGTCTAAAGATGCTGTCAAGTTAAATGAAGAATTTAATAAGATTAGTAATTTAATTAATTATGATACAAAAACTCAGTAATTAATTATATATTGTGCAATTTATTTCAGAAGAAGATTTAAATACTTGGATATTATCTAATAATATAGTTATTGAAAAAAATCAATTATTTTTTGATTTTTGTTTAACATTATTTAATTTTATTAAAACAACATACTTAGGTAATAAAGAAGTTGTTAATGAAACTTCAATAGTGTTAACTGAAAATGATAACTTTAAACATTTTGAATGGTGCTGGAGACAAACAATTGAATTATTTAAGTATGAAAATATTATTTTTAATTCTGATGGTAATCATTTGAATTTTTTTTACAATATATTTAATAAACTTTACTATTTATCAGATAAAATTACAGAAAATAATATTGAATTATACTTCACCGATTTATTTAATTTAGAAATACCTTTTACTGAATATGAATTAAATAAATACATTGAGATTTATAAAGTATTAGATACAAATCTTAATATATGTAATATCTTGACTTTTACAAAATAATCATTTATTATTTTAACGTAATAAACAAGATAAATTAAATATTATGGGAGAAACAAAAACATTCGAAGTTATTAGTCAAAAATTTCAAGAATTAACTGAAAATTATTCAAAATTCATGAAAGGAACAAATTCTGCAGGTACAAGGGCCAGGAACAACGCTCAAGACTTGAAAGTCTTAATGAAGACTCTTAGAGATGAAATTTTAGCAACTCGTAATGAGAGAAAAAGCGATTCTTAATTAAATAGAATCAATAAAAAGCCCTAAAATTAATTAGGGCTTTTTTACATAAAAAAAATACAAATGAATCTATACCAATCATTAAAAGACATTTTTGACTACATTGTTTTAATCAAAAGATTAGACAATAGTGTTATGCTCGTTCAAATCGAAGTACCAAGTACTTGGCAAATTTTAAAGAAGTTTATTGATGAGACTACATTAGTACCTCAAGATAATACTCAAAAAAATTCAAACGTTAAAAGTTTAGCATTTGCAATTCAATTTGATGGGGATAAGGTAAATTTGTTGGTTGAAAATATTATTAAAATTATTGCTCATAATAAAGAAATTGAACAAAAAAATTTACTATTTGAGAATAAAGTTGAAGAACTTAAAAAAGTTTTTAGTACTAAAAAATTGGATGAGTTACAAAATTTAAGATTTGAAATAATAAACACGGGTATAAATGAATAATGAAAAGTTACATAATTGGCTCAATTCTGAAATTAACAAAGATGCTAAAGAATTACAAAGAGAAAAAAATAAATTAATCAATGAAATTCTAAAACACACAAAAGTTGATATTGTGCAGCCACCTAAAAAAATCAGTATATGGAAGAAAATTTTAAAGATGCTTGGTATATTAAAAAATTAGCAATAATTTCAGATGCTTTAGATTCAATAGCTAAAGGTAAAAAAATTGTAGTATTTGAATTGGATAGAGAAAGTTTTGATAGTATTAAATCAACTCTTAGTGATTCTAATAATTTTGAAAATCAATTTAAGATTGAGATTTCTGAGAATGAGTTTTTACACCTCTTGTCCGAGTAATTACATGACTATATAATAATTTTCTACTGTAACCTTTTTTTTCCAATTCTTCATATAAATATTTTCTTTGGCTTGTTGAAACATCTCTAACAAGCATGTATGTTTTATTTTTATTTGGTATTTTTTCTTCTAAAAATTGCATAAATCTGTCGGCATCATTTATATTTTTCAAGATAAATAAATCTAATTTATCATCATCTTGAATTACGATTTTATTATTTAGTTTAGATACCATTTTAAATGTTTTAGTACTTAAAAATGTGTTAATAAATTCATTAATTGTAAATCTTTTATGTGAATCATAATGTTGAATTTTTTCTTCAATTTTATAAGGTAATAATTTTAACATTTTATATTCATCATCTTTTAAAACAACAGGTATGTTTCTGCCTAAATCATCTGATTTATATATTTTAATATTTTTTCTTGAGTTTCTTTCAATCAAAGCAATTTCATATTCAACTTTTCTGTTATTCAATGTTTTAATTTCAAAACCAATATCTTTAATTTTATCATATTCTTTTTCAATATATTTTGTAGCTAATTCCAGAGATTTATATGTTTTCAAGTATTTGTAAATTTTCATATTTTTAAAAATTAAAACATTATACTTATATTTGTATTTATATTGGACTTTAGGTTTTAATTTACGTTGTTTTTTTCTTTTTTTTGTCTTATATTTGCGCTTAACATTACCATTAATCATATATGAATTATTACGAAATTTTAGAAGTAAGTAAAGATGCTACGCAAGATGAAATTAAAAAACAATACCGAAATCTTGCAAAAAAATACCATCCTGATAAAAATCCTGATGGTGAAGTTAAATTTAAAGAAATTACTAAAGCTTATGAGGTTTTATCAAATCCAGATAAGCGAAAACAATATGACAATCCTAATAGTGGTAAGCCTTTTGTTGACTATGAAGATATTCTCAATAATATGAGAAACCATTTTACGCATCAAAACATGGGTAAGGAAAATTATGAGCAAGTTATAAATTTAAAAATTACACCTGTAGAATCTTATTTGGGTGTTGATAAAGAGGTTACATATGAATTTTATGATGATTGTGAAGATTGTAATGGTACAGGGGGTGAAGACATTATTTGTTCAGATTGTAATGGGAAAGGTCAAATTACTGAGACATTTGGTACAAGTTTTATGCAACAAATTATAAGTAGAACTTGTCAAAAGTGTTCAGGTAAAGGTCGTACTATAATAAATGAATGTAAAACGTGTTATGGTAATGGTAATAAAATCTCCAAAAAAACTATAGTTGTAAACATTCCAAAAAATGTTGATAACGGTAATTATTTACGCTTAAATAATATTTGTGGAGTTTTAAATAAAAGAAATGTAGATTTAATTCTCAGTATACAATTAATACCTTCAGATAATTTTGAAAAAAATGGTCCTAACTTAATATATAATGCATATTTGAATTTGGAAGATTTAAGTAAAGACTCAATACTTATTTCGCATCCATCTGGGGATTTAAATGTTAAATTACCTACAGAATTCAATACAAAAATACCATTAAGAATTAAGAATAGGGGTTATATATATGAAAATAACCAAATTGGCGATTTATATATAAAATTAGAAGTTAAATTTTTAAAACAAAGTTAATATATACTCAGCAGCTTTTAAATGTCCATAAATTATAAATGCTAATAGATATATTGATATTAAAGTAATCCAAGATAATTTATAATTACCTTTTTTACATTGTTTACAATCTTTTGTCATAATTAATAATTATGTGCTTAAATTATATATTGTAAATATTTTAAATTAAAAATTATACAATTATTACTTATAAAGTATTTATATATAAAATAATAATTAAACAAATATATGGAAAATAGACAGATAATTTTTGAAATTAATCAGATGAGAAAATTTATGAATTTACCATTACTAATGGAAGATTCAAGATTCGAAATACTTTATAATAAATACATATCAAAAAATAAAGAATTAACAAATAACAATTTTAATTTTGATAAATTAAAAACTTTAATATTTACTGACCCAACAACATTACCACAAATTGATGATTATCAAGATATGACGGTTGAAGATATGAAAGAAGTTAAAGTTGGTAAATATACTAATTGGTTAATTAAACTTTATTTTAAACCTGAAAGTACTGAAAGAATTTCATTAGAAACACATCAAAGGTTAATGATTGAAGATAGTGGCAAAATCAAATTTTTATTAAAACAATTTGATAGATTTAAAAATTTAATACTTGACCCTTCAAAAAAAGATATTAACAAAATCACATCAATTGATGAACTATATTCATTACCTGTAAAAATAGGTAACGATGGTAGTACTGAGCTTCTTGGTAAATATAAACCAAAAAAAGTAAATTCAAAAAAGGATTCACAATCTGGGTTAAGAGATAAATTTGAGTATCCTGGGTCAAGTATTGTTTTTGAAGGTCCAAATTATACTGTTGTTAAAATTAGTGAAGAAAATGAAGCTGGACAACGAGCTGCAAGTTATTTTGGGGGGTATTATTTATCACCGTCAGCTAATGAAACATCATGGTGTACATCGCCAGTAAATTCAAATTATTTTAAAAGCTATGTTTCTAAGGGTCCATTATATGTTATTTTACCTAATACAGACACAGAATTTGGCGAAAAAAGCGGATTACCTGCAAATAGGTATCAGTTTTGGATAGGAAATAATAATGACGTTCAATTTAAAAATGCTGCAGATTTAGATATAGATGATAGAGGGTACGCAGCATTATTTATGGATGGGGGTCAATTTGAAGAATTGAGAGAATTTTTTAGACCTGAGTTTGATAAAATTATTAAAAATATTGTTTCAAATGATAAAGTAGGATTTAAAATTGAACTTAATTCAAGTAGTGAATCTGTAATTAATAATTATGTTAAACTTTATGGTTTAAACAATATTTGGAAAGAAATTCCATCAACTATTACAGATTTTGCGATAACTAATAATGGCGAATTTGTTGACTTAATTAATAACAATCCTGACAATGAATATTCAAATAATTTTAAAAGATTTAAAGATAATTTATTAGCATTCACATTAGAAAATGTTGCAAGTGAAATTCCTGATGTATTTGATGGGTTTTCTAAGTTATTTGCTGTAAATCTTTCAAATAACCCAATAAAAGAATTGCCTGAAAGTTTATTAAGAAATAGAAATGTTAAAATGATAATTTGTAAAAACACACAAATTAGGTATAATGAAGATGATTTAAAAAAATATGGTAAAATCTATAAATCTGAACGTATTATAAATATATAATGAAAAAAATTATATTTAGTGAAAATAGTCTAAATAATATTATTAATAATTTAGAACTTTTAGTTGAGGTTTCAAAATTAGAATTTTTAGTAAATAAGTATTTAAATACTAAAAATCCAAAATTAAACTGGGAAGTATTAAAAAATATTATATTTATTGACCCAACAACAACTCCAGTACCTGAAGATATCGAAAATCTTACAATTGATGATATGCAAGGATATAGAATTGGTAAGTATGTTTCATGGTTAATTAAAATGTATTTAACGCCTGGTGAGGATATTTCTAATTTAGATGAATATCGACATTTGTTTTTTGAAGATTCTTTAAGAATTAAACAAATTCTTGACAAATACGATAGGTTTAAAAATTTAGCAGCAAATCCTATTAAAAAAGATATTAGTAAAATTGAATCTATTGATGAATTATATACACTACCTATAAAAATAAGTTCTTCAGGTGAAGTCGTGCCACTTGAAATGTATGTTGGTAGTAAAAAGAAAGGTGCGATAACAAATTTAGACAATAATTTAAGGGATAAATTTATATATCCTGGGTCATCAATTGAGTTTGAAGGCCAAGAATATACAGTTATTAAAATCACCAGTAAAAGTGAAGCTGGCCAAAAGGCAGCATCATATTTTGGAGGTTATCATTTAGGTGTGAGTTTGGGTGAAACCGTATGGTGTACATCACCAGAAAAGTCTTATAATTTTAATAGTTATATTAATCGAGGGCCATTATATATCATATTACCAAATAATGCAACAACTTTAGGTCAAAAAACTGGATTACCTGCAACTCGATATCAAATTGGTTTTAATTCATCAACTACTCTTGAGTTAAAAGATTCAAATAATAGCAATGTTGATGGTAAAACATTTGGGGAGTTATTTATTGAAGGTGGAAGATTTGAAGAATTAAGGGAATATTTTTCAAAAGAATTGGCTGATTTTTTCGGTAAAAAAATAACAAAAAATTTTGAGTTTAAGGCTACTAATAGCTCTTCAATATTTGAAAATTTGATATTGTTGGCGGGTTTAGATAATGTATTTGAGAATTATCTTTCAGATATTGAAGTATTATCGATTTATGGAAATAAAAATTTAAAATTATCTAAAGATTTTATTGGAAAATATTTTATTAAATTTAAAGATAGTTTAGAGTTTTTAAAATTAGAAAATACTATAACTGAGCTTCCAGATATTTTTAACGATTTTATTAATTTAAGTATTGTTAATGTAAGTAACAATTCAAATTTATCAAAACTGCCAGAATCATTATTAGCTAATGAAAATGTTGCAATCATTTTACATGACAATACAGGGGTTAATTATAGTGATGAATATTTAGAGCATTTCGGAAAGAAAAATTCAAAACACAAAGCGAATACAATATCGGCTTTTTAATCAATATATTTAAATTATCGCTAATATAATGAATATTGATGTAGAAATATATTTAAAAAATTTTCTATCTTTTTTTGATTCAAATCCTGAAGAATTAACTAAACTTATTGGTGGAAGTTCTAAAGAAATTTTTTATGAAAAAATTAAAGAAGTAAGCTATAAAAATTTTGAATCAATTGGAGATATGGTATTAACGAAAAGTCAAATAATAGATATTGCAATAAATATATTTAATCAAACTATTCCTAAGCATTATCAAGAAACTAAAGTTGGTAAAATATTTTTAAATTAAATTTTTAATGATATTTATAGCATCATATATTGTTTCATAATCTCTTTCAGGAGCAAAAAAAGTCGCATTTTCACCATCAATAATCATAAATGCTGGAACAAAATCATACCCATCAACAGCTTCTGTAAATAAATCATATTCTTCTTGATATTCATCGATATCACGCTCATAAAATTTTATATTTTCATTTTTTAATAGGTTTTTAATCTCACTACAATGTGGACAACCATTCATTGTATATAGTATTAATGTTTTATTCATTATTATTAATTTTTTTTATTATAGCATTTATTATTAAAATAAGTCTGTCTTGGAGATGTTGCGGATAAAAAAATTTTACAATATATTCTGGGTGTATACCAGAAATCCTGGCATCAACATAAAGATATATCGATAGGTCTTTATGCATATACAATATTTCACGATATTTCAGTGTGGTATTGTATATTGAAATTGATTCTAATATTGTAAATATTCCCAAGTTCTTAATAAATTCTGGGCTGATATATCTTAGAGGGCCATCACCATCAATTATTGATAAACTTTTTAAGTCATCATAATTATTAATTTTATCAATTAAACTCATCATTCTTAAAATATTATTAAATCTTTAGGGTGTTTATCTCTAATTAACCATGGTTTATCAAAAACATTAACAGGTTCTAAAGAGTCTTTCATAATATCGTATGATTTAATTTTATCATTAAATGTTACAAAATCAAAATCAAAAATATCTAAAATTAAAGACTTTATTTTATATTCACTTAAGAAATCTGAATAAGTTCTAATTTCAATATCTTTATCCTCAATATTTACTAATTCTTTAGAAATTTTTAAATCAATTTTATTTGAGTAAATATGATTTATTATGTTATGTGCAATATATTCCGAATAATATAATAAATCTCTTCCTGCAGGTAATCCATAACCAAATGGATAAGTTGATTGAACCTGTAATGTATTTTGGGGTCCAAAGTCTAAGGAATACGGGTTAAACAATGGTCTTTCATTTTTATAAAAACGATTCCAAGTAGATTCAATAATAAGTTCTCTATCATATTTAATTAAATCTAATATACCTTTAACATCACTAAATTTAGTTTTTTCACAAATATATGGATACTCTTTTTCAAAGTTCTCCTTAATAGTTTCTAAGTTTAATATCGTATTAGTATTTGTTATCCCATTTATATAAATGAAAAAATCATCCAGCATAATAACTGAGATGATTGTTTCAGTATCTTTACCTATATTACTTAGAATATAGTCAGCAAATAAATTAACTACACCTATTTTTGATTCAACATTTAACATTTTCATAATTTATAATTTTATAATAAAAATATAAAAATTATAAACCAATAAATCAAATGTTTAAACGAATTACTTAAACAATATTACTTTTTTAAGTAATATTTTTCAATTGTTTTTTTTATAGCTTCTTGTACGTTTTCTTCAGTTACTTGGTTAGTATTTACTTGTTGAGTTTGTGTAGCTGGTTTTTGTGGTTGATTATTTTTACATCCGCATCCCATAGTTTTAAGTTTTAAAATTTTTATTTATTATAAATATACTAAAAAATAAAAAAAATACCATAAATATAAAGATTAAATTACATATTTATAATTATGAAATTATTGAGAATTATTTTAGAAAATGATAAAGTTTTAGAAATGAAAAGCGAAGATTTTTTGAAAATTTTAGAGGTTGTTAATTTTGATACAGATATATTATTTAACTTACCAAAATATAGTAAAATAAAGATTATTGGGGATTTAAATTTAAGTTATTTACCAATATCAAATATTGATAATATTTTTGAAGTTACTGGCATGTTAGATATTAGCAATACTGATATTGCTAATATTGAGCATATCAAATATGGGACTTTAATTTTTCGAGAAAGTGCATTTGAAAGAAAAAAACTTAGAGAAAAATATTTAAAAAATATTGAACAAGCCGATACTCTTCGACAATCTGAGGTATGGAATTATTATAATGATAATCTAACAGAAGAAGCGATAAAAGTTAATGCAATTTTTAGATTTATTATCGAAAATAAATTAACTAAAAATATTAGAACAGATGTTGATGAGGATGAATTAAAAGAATTAAAAAGTGAATTAAAAGAGTTAGTTAACTTAAGAAGTATAAATACCAATGATTTGACAATTGATGAAAAAATTGATGATATTTCAGATAGAATTGAAAAGATTGAAGATTTAATGGATGTTTATTTTTTAAGTCCAAATGGTAAATACTGGGGAATGGATAAATACGTTGTAATTGATGGTGATTTAGTAGGTCGCAATTTTGTAGTCGCTGATGAAGATGAATTTGATGAAGGTTTTAATAAAGCTGTTCGTAATTATATTGATAATATATATATTAGTGATTTACCAGATAATATTATAAATAACTCAATCAATATGTATTATTTTAAAGATGTTGTTGATGAAATAATTCGAGCTAATTATGAAGATTCAAAAGATGATGAAGATGCTATAGAGTCGGATATTGAAGCTGACATTGAATCAGCTTTAAATAACCCTGCAAAATTTATCTCAGATTATGGTTTAGAAGTTTCAAAATATATATCAACAGATAAATTAATTGAAGAATTATCAGATTTAACACAACCTTGCGAGTATTTAGATTGTAATGGCGGTATGTATGATTACTATCTAATTGATGGTAATCAATATCATGTTTTTGAAACTTACAATTAATTATGTACAAATCGTAATGATTATTTAAATTTGATAATATGAGTTTCGAAATAAAATTTTTAATGGATACGGATTGGGTTTTTGATGAGCCTATTGATTATGAGTATAAAAAGTATAAGTTATTAGCTTATTTTAAAAAATTAGATGAATTAATTAAAGATATTAAAATATACCCAATGTTTACAGAATTATCCGTACACTTAGCAAGTTTACAGACAATCTTAAAAGAAAATGTTATATTATCCACAAATAAGAGTTTTAAATCCTATGATGATGAAGTTTTGCTAAAGGATTTAATTATCAAAACTCCGCCAAAATTAAATACTCAAGAAATTAGTGAAATCGATAAAATATTAAAATTGGCAGGGCCTAAATTTTTAGAATATTTTGAAATATTCAAATCACATTGGATGTATATATATGATTCGATTACATTAAAAATAAAAAGAAACTCTAAGAATATTAGTAGCGAAAAAGGTTACATGGTCTATGAAGACAAGAAAAATTCAAATATATTTATATGGGAATATTATATTAAACCTTTAGAGGATGATAAACAATTTATTACATATTTAAATTTAATTTTTAATGGCAAGCCGAATGAAGATAAATTTAATAATATAATTGGCAAATATTCTGCTTTTACCACAGGGGAACAAAGAAAAGTACCAGTGTTTGAAATAAAATGTAATGCTGAAGCAGCTTTAGATGAAACGCTCGTTCCACTTTTTAAAAGAAAAATTATATCATATATTTTTCAAAGTGCAAATTTTAACTTGAATTATCAAAAATAATTTTATATTATTTTCAATATTTAATATGGAAAGAATTACCCAATCAGAATTAAAAAGTTTGTTAATGAAATTACAAACACCGCTGCATATTGACTATATTGCAACAAATATTTTAAATAAATCTAATGAATCAACTCAAGAAATATTAAATGAACTAATAAGTGAATCATTAATAACAAAAAAAAGTGAAAATTATTATGAAATTAGAAAATAATACAGAAGATGAAATGATTAACCATCCTAATCATTATGGTGGGGATGATGTTTATGAAGTTATTAAAGTAGCTGAGGCTTGGGGTTTAGAATTTGATGCCTATCTATTTAATGTAATTAAATATATTGGTAGGTCTGGTAAAAAGAAAAATGCCCCAACAATCCAAGACTTAAAAAAAGCTGCCTGGTATTTAAATCGCAGGATTGAGAATTTGGAAAAAGCTTCATCAAAAAGCTCTTAAAAATAAAAAACCCCGACTTAAAAGTTGGGGTTTTTTATTTCACAGTGACCAATTTTTTACATAGTTTTTATTATTGTAACAGTACGATGCATAATCATTTACTGTTGGATATCCTGTATTGTAATATCCACAAGCCAGTGCCCAAGAACCAAATTTCTTATAAAGACTACTTAAAATTTTCATGCTAATTTCAACATTTAAGTCAATATTAGTTTTTAATTCTTTTTCACTAACTTTACGTCCAGCATAGTAGTGTGAATATTTGGTTATTATTTGCATTGGGCCAACAGCATTAGCATTCGATTTTTGATATGGGTTATATGACCAGTGAAAAGGTCCTTTATATCCAGTTTCTCGGTATGCTACATTATATGCAATATTTTTAGGTACTTTATATATCTCCGAATACTTTTCAATAGCCTCATACAATTGAAAAGATGGGGGATTCTCAATTTTTTGTGAGGTTTTACTACTTTCAAAAGAGTTAGTAAATTTATTGTCTATGACAAATATACTAATAACTAAGATACATAAAATTACATATAAGAGATTAAATAGATTATTTATTTTCATTATCTTTTAATGGTTCTGGTGAATGTTCTTTCCAAATTTTCTTAGCATGAGCACCCAAAATTGTTTGACCAATGCTGTCATCAAGAATAAAGTATTTACCATCATCTTTATTGATAATCATAATATTATCATGTTCATCAAATGCTGTTGAAACTTGAAATTTTTTAAATACTTTTGGCTTAATTCTTTCTGTAGATTTAAAATCAATTATTTTTTCATAATTGAAACCAATCGTAAAGCCGATAATTAAACTTACAGAAATAATAAAGTAATTAGCCAAGTTTTTAAAAAACTTTTGAACTTTACTCATGTTAATTTTAAATTGTGTTTTTTCCATAATTTTTTAAATTAGGTTTCAAAAATACAACTTCAAAACGACATTTGCAAATTATCACCCACTTTTATTTTAAGTTTATCACATGAACCGCCAGCCAATTCTAACACAATATTACCTTCTCCACAGTAATGTTCACATTCTTTTTCATTGCAAGGGGGGCAATTACTGTGTATTTGTGTTATGATATTATTTTTTATGAATATAATATCTAAAGGTATTATACAGTTTTTCATCCAATAGCAATGATTGCCGTCATTTTCAACAAATAACATGCCATTAAATGTATCATCGAAATTTTTGCGCATCATACCTTCAGCTCTCTCTTTTTTAGACATTACTACTTTAACATCAAAAAAATTATTATTAATTGATACTTTCATATATTTAAATATGTTGACACTTGACTATTTGAAATTTTCTTTTTAACTTTGCAGAACATTTCAGATACTTAAATCGAAATACGTTCTAAAGTTCAAAACAAAAAAAATTGAAAAAGTTTTTTAAAAAACACTTGACAATTAAAAATTTTGTGATTAACTTTGCAGAACAATTCAGATAAATATTTGAATTAAAGTTCTTTGAAATTGATAAGTTTTAAAATTCGTTTAAAACTTGTTTATCACATGTAACAATGGGATAAACGTGCTGGTTGTACAGCACATGGTGACCAATGAATAAACATTGGAAGTTCAAACTTGGGAAAGTAATTTCCACTCACCAAATACCTTTTTATTATTTCAAAGGTTGTTACAACTTAGGCTGGAGTTGATAATTCTGCGATTCTGTTGTAACAACCCCTAATTTGAAAGGTATATACAACCCCAGATGTCAGGTACACCTCGGCATCACAGTTGTAACAACCCTTAATTTGAAAGGTATATACAACGGTGGCAGCAATACAAGCCAAGGAAAAAGAGTTGTAACAACCCTTAATTTGAAAGGTATATACAACCAACAAGCAAAACCTAAAAAAATAAACGAATAAAAAACTAATTAAACGATAATTGGCCGTGTATGGTCATCAAATAAACCCCGAAAGGGGTATAAAGTGGAGTCAATGTGTTATGATTCTGCGTCTTGGGCAACCGAGGTCGAGTACACAAGTGGGATATCATTTTATCTTAAGTATCGAGGGCAACGCTTTAGAGAAAAAGATAAAATGACTTGGCACCGTGGATGTCAAGTTGAGGTGGGAACATCAATAAGAATAACCCATAGAAATATTGCAAAAAGTATAATTATCCAATTATATTATTGCGTTTTTCAATATGATAGGAAACTTAAAGCCGTGAGGTAAGATAGAGAACGAGTGGTGTCGCTACTATCCTTGTTAATAACTTACCAAAGTTTTAACATGAAGTAATCTTGAAATATGATGATTGGGAAATCATAAGAAGGTGTTAAGTATTTTGTAGTTCAAAAGATTACAAATCTTAAGGTAGACCGCATCTTCTACAATCCACAAACACAAGACTTATTTTTTATTTGGAAAAAAATACTATAAGCAAAAGTGTCTATCAGGTTAAAATGAAAGGTGCTTACATAGTCGCTGGCTGTCAGTGGCACGTAAAGACCGCAAGTCTGAGCGTATTTTCATGAAAAACCTCTAATCTCGCAAGGATTAATTGGGGAGGCATCCTCGAAGAGAGTTGAGTATTGATAGAGTAATTTTAACCTCAAGGAGTGATTCACCTAAATAATCAGCACTGGAAATTACCGTCCAAAAGATGGTGGATAAGAAGAGAACCAATAATGCTTCAAAAGATTTCCACAAAAACTTGTAATCTCAGAGTTTTTTTATAATTTTGTACCATGCAAAACAAAAAAACAAATAAGTCTGCAGAAGTGACAATGAATGTCAACCATACAATATTTATTCGCCATGAACAATTTGGCGAAATTTTAAAAGAAACTTTTGTTAATTCTACACAGTTTAAATTGTTTCTTAAAGCTGTTAATGGTTGTTTCTTAACTTCTGGAGATTTGACTTTCTTCAATTCTGATACATTTTTTATTCATATACCATTTAAAATATTAAAAGATTCTGTAATAACAACATCTTTTGATATTTCTTCTGAAATTGAATCAATGATAAAGAAATCTGAATTGGAAATGAAAGTTTAAAAATCTTTTACATTAGTAATTGTGGTGGAGCGAACACATCTGTTCAGCAAAAAATGGTGAGTATTATCTCACCATTTTTGTTTTTCAGATATTTATATTTATGAAAAATTTTTTAATAACTGAAAAACAATTAACAAAAATTATGAGCTTAGTTGAGAATGAAAACTCTCAAAATAATATTGAAGAAACTAAGCAGAAATTATTTACAATAGCGACAATAGCTTATAAGCTTTGGGAAATGGTTAATGATGATGCAAATCTTAATAAAGATTTTGCGTTAAAAGTTAGCCAATATGAGACAGGGTTAATGTCTTTAATCAAGAACTATATGAGTGATGATGAAAATAAAAATAAATTTAAAGATATTAATTACGATGATTTGGTTATTGGTAATTAACGGTATCTTGAACTTTAATTCTCAAATTTCGTAATTCTAAATTCTTTTTTTTCAATTCAGTTCTTAATTTAAAGTTTTCTTTTCTTAACTGTTCTTCGTTTTTTTCAGCATCATCAATTACTTTTTCATATAATGTTGAATCACTTAATAAACGTTCAACATTAGAAATTGTTGAGTCATACTTTTCAAAAGAATCTTTACTACTATTGTTATTTTGTAAATTCTTGTTACAAGATAAGAATAATAAAATTGGTACTATTATAGTTAAATTTTTCATTTGTCTTGTTTTAATTCATTCAAATATTCAAGCCTGGCTGCAGCTCTGGCAAGTGTTGAATCACTTTTACGTAGTTTATTTTCAAGAATTTCAACTTTAATTGTTAATTCTGATGTTAATTTTTCACACTTATCAATTTGTGAAGTATAATTGATTCTATTATCAATATAAAGATAGCCCACAGCTAAAATGACCATAAAGAATAGTCCTTTAATTGGGTCTTTCATAAATTCTGAAAATGTTAGTGGTAAATTCATGTTGTTAATAAATTAAAAAAACGTTTAAACTCTTTTATACGGTGAGCCAATCCGATTGTTCCACCATTAACTCTTAATGATACGTTTCTAACAGCAGTATCATCACTACCTCTATCACATAAAGGCCATAAATTATTACTGTTAAAAAAGAATCCTGCAGATGTTAAAGGATATTTTGATGCTACAATATCTGGGTTCGATACAGTATCTTCACCGATAAATTGCCCAAATCTTTTATAATTTTCTTTACCTGTTAATTGAATATAGCCTCTACCACGAAATTTATAACCTTCTTTAGTAGACTCATCGCCATTACCCATTCTACCACCATATACTCTTGACGCAATTTTTTCAGGGTTTCTTGCGTAAGATTCTGCTAAGTTTTGTGGAAAATATCTCGGAAATATTTTCTTTAATCCATCAACTGAGTAATTTAAATTTTCTTCAACAAATTTAAAATTGCCAGATTCATGTGAGCATTGGGCTAAAAAGTGTGCTAATCTTAATGGAGTTTTTATATTGAATTTTTCAATAACTAACGGTAATTCATTAATTACCGAATCAGGTATGTGATTCTTTAATTTATTTAAATTAATTTCGCTCATACCTATAAATATTTAATTTTTTAATTTTTTATATATTTGTTTACAAAAAAAAATATTTTTTCATATTTATATTAACCTTGTGATTGTTGTCCACCCGAACTTAGAATCGGTTGAGTTGGAGTAACCGCCAACGAAGTGAACAACAAATAAACAAATAAAAAAATAAGGATATGAAAAAAACATTTAACATCTCGGATGCAAATCCGACTGCTTTCATTACCGTCAAAAAGCAGAGACAAAAACAAAACGGTAAAAACATTTATCTGCACGATAAAACAGAGTTTGAAATTGAACTCTATAATCCCACAAATGATAGTGTAAAAGCAACAATTGAACTGAATGGTAAATCCATTTCAACTTCGGGAATTGTTCTCAAACCAGGTCAAAGAGTGTTCTTGGAAAGATTTTTGGATATTGACCGAAAATTTTTATTTGACACTTATGACGTTGATTCAAATGAAATAAATTCTAAGGCCATTGAAGATAATGGTTTGGTTGTTGTCAGATTCTTTACCAAATTCATTCGACAATATTATGATGCTACAAATACTTTTAATGCAACTCGGTTCAATGATGTTTTTTATACAAATACTTTGGATATCAATAAAATATCATGTTCATTATCAAAAAAAATTGAAACGGGTAGAGTGGAAATGGGTGATATAAGTAACCAATCTTTTGGGACTTCTTACGAAACATTTAATCCTTGGTCAAGTTGGGTAAGCGAATGGAAAATTTTACCATATTCAAGTAAAGACCTCACGACTGATGATTTGGTTAAAAAATGTGGTTGTGGACACAAAATCAAAAGCAATTATAAGTTTTGTCCACAATGTGGAAATCAGGTTATAAGGACTAAAACTGAAATTCATTACACATTAAATACTAATGTAAGTATCAATGGTAAACATTATTTTATGGAGACATACCATGATACATTGGATAATTTTCTGAAACGACATGAAAATAAACTAATCTATATCAAAAGCGATTCTCTAACTGAAAATAGTTTAAGGGCTGTCGTTATTGATTAAACAAAAAAAATCACAAGGTTAACGACCCTCACTTAACAGTGGGGGTTTTTTATTTCAAAAAAAAATTCTTATATTTTGATTATGAAATTAGCATTGATAGCACACGACGGAAAAAAAGCAGATATGGTGGCATTTGTTATGAAACGATTGGAATTCTTTAATCGAGCTGATGTTGAGATATTTGCAACTGGAACCACAGGAAAAAGAATTATTCATGCGGGAGTAGAGAAAGTAATAACCTTGAATTCAGGACCTATGGGCGGAGATGCTGAAATTGGTGCAATGGTTGCAAAAAATGAACTTGATGGTGTTATATTTTTTCGTGACCCGTTGGATAAGCATCCACATGAACCTGATGTACAAATGTTAATGAGGTTATGTGATGTGCATGATATTCCGTTGGCGACAAACTACAAGAGCGGACATATTTTGGTTAAATATTTTTCTGAAAAATGAAGATTAACAGAGAGGATGTTTATTTAAAGTATCACGGTCATTGCGCCTATTGTGGTGTTGAAATTACAATTAAACAAATGCAGATTGACCACATTGAACCTCATTGGCATACATTAACTGAAATGGAAGCACAAAAATCGAAACTAAAAAAAGGTTCACACGACATTTCAAATTTAAATCCATCATGCGCGAGATGTAATAAATGGAAATCCACATATAGTTTGGAACAATTCAGAGAAGTGATTGAAACATCTTTAAATAGATTGGAACGAGATACACCAAACTTCAGGCTTGCTCGTGATTTTGGATTAATTCATGTGAAACCTTCAAAAATTATTTTTTTCTTTGAAAAATAGTTAATATTTTTGCACCACTATGACACTGTTTAAGATGTACGAAGTTGGTGGATGCGTAAGGGACGAAATTCTTGGATTGAAATCCAAAGATATTGACTACGTTGCTGTACCAAACGATGAATTGCTAAAAGATATTAGTTCAGCTCATACCATGTTTGGCATTCTTGAAGGCTATCTTAAAGAGGAAAGATTTGAAATATTCTTGGTAACTCCAGACTGTTTTACCATCAGAGCAAAGTTTCCAAAAGAACATAAATATCAGGGGGTTGTGGATTTTGTAATGGCAAGGAAAGAGATTGGTTATGTGGAAGGAACCCGAACACCGATTGTTGTTCCTGGAACATTGTATGATGATTTGGAAAGAAGGGACTTTACACTGAACGCACTTGCAAAAGATGATGACGGTTCCATCATTGATTATTTTGATGGTCTATGGGCTTTGGAAAACAGATTGTTGATTACCCCATTGGATGCACATGTAACAATGTTGGATGACCCACTCAGACTTTTGAGGGCTTTCAGATTTTCAATCACAAAAGGATTTACAATCTCACCAAGAGTTTGGGAAACTTGTTTGATGGATAGTGTTGTGGATAAACTTGAAAAAGTTGTTTCACAGGAAAGAATCCGAGAAGAGGTTCTGAAAATGATGAAGCACGATACATTGAAATCTCTTGAACTATTTGAGCAAGTTAGAAACCTTAATCCAAGGATTTTGAAAATCATGTTTGGTAACGGAATGTGGTTAAAACCAACAATGGAACTGTGAAAAAAAATAAATTTGAATAATTTAAAAATTTAATTTATTTTTGTACCAACAAATAGGAAAAAACTATGGCAAACTTCACATTTAAAACAAACAAACCTACGGGAAGGTATAAAGCTTTTTATAACATATCAATTGATATCAAATACGAAAAAGCTATTGTTGGCTCTATTGACCATGACGCACCATATAAGATTCGTTTGATGGTCGAAAAGACCGATACAATAACCGATAATAACCCAAACTGTTCTTGGAAGTGGATTACGCTTAAATATGAATTTGAAAGCATCGATGCTTCAAAGGAATGGTTACAGACAAATAAGGATTCTATTTTGAGGTCATTCACATTGCACAAATTGGAAGAATAAGTTATGGCAAAACAATTAAAGATTTGGAACGGTCGTGGTCACGGCAAACATGACAAAGGGCATATATATGTGGCCGCATACTCACAGAAACAAGCCACTGAATTGGTTAGTTTGGCGTGTTATGAACTCCCTGATATTATCAGTGTGAATGAAATTAGAAACTATTATAGTCCAGCTTGGGGTAATTCCATGGATGGTATTGAACCAACCGAACCTTGTGTTTATGTTCAAGAAAGGGCATATTCAACAGAAAACCCTGTAAGAGTTATTTGAAAATTTTTAAGTATTAGATATGAAAACAAATAAGAAACCATCAAAAGAAGAACTTTTAAAAACATTGAAAGAAGTTTCAGATAAATGTCCAACAGCAGTAATTGGTGGTAGTATTACATTTATTTCAAGAGGATTGTTAAGTAGAGAGCCAAATGATATTGATATATTTTTAGGATTAAATGATTCATTATCAAAAATTGGTATTATGGACTGTTCAATTTCAGAAATTGGTAGTGATACAACAACAGATATTGATGGCGATATTATTCAAAGAACCCCCATGATATTAAATGGTGTTAAAGTTTGTATTTTTAAAGTTAAAGATAAATATCTTCAGTTTGATGAGGTTTTATACGAAGGTATATTGATTAAAGCGCAAAAACCATTTTACGGACTTTCAGCAAAGGCGGCATACGCTGAAAAAAACGAAAAACATTTGACAGATTTAAAAGAAATTTTGTTAAAAATGAATTTTTAAAATAGTGGTTAATTTTAAATTAGAAACATTTACTAATCGATTAGCTAAGATTGGGATTATTGTTAAACTAACATCAAATTATCCATGGATATATCTTAATGAGATAAATGGTAAGACTATAGTCGAAAAATTTCAAAGCAATCATGGATTTACTATAGCGTTTTTTCCAATAAAAGAAGAACAAGAACTACAATTCACAAATATTAATATTATTTTTAAGATTATTCGAAAATATAAAAATGAAATTTAGAATTACACAAATTATTTACAATCCTAAAGAATTTAAAAATGAGAATTTTCTCGCAAAGACAGAATATATAATCGAGAAAAAAACTTTTTGGGGCTGGTGCGAAATATTTCAAAAAGAAATTAACCCAAAAAGAAACTCATTTAATACTTATGAAGCTGCTGAAGCCTATATGTTTTCAAAATATATGGGGCACGGACTTTGTAAAATTAACGGTAATGAATATTCATATGAACCATATGCATATTTTGTATAAGTGGATAATACGGTTGTAAACTACCCACTCACGCTAAAGCTATGAAAAAACATAAAGAAACAATTGAATGTCCAGAATGTAAAAAAAAACAAATAGCTGAAGTTTTACATACATTTCCTTGGTGGTCATACATACACAATTGCGTGAATTGTAACTATACAATTATGGAAAGTGAATGGACTTGCATAGATACAGAAGAAGAAATTTATTTGAACAACCCAACCACTAAAGATGGTTTGAGTTTCGGTGAATTTATATAAAAATTTGAAGATAAAACAGATATAAGGACTTAGGTTACAAAAGAAAATTGTGCCTAACGGCAACAAATAAAACATTGTTTTAATATTTTTTATCATTTGTTAGGCTTTGTCATTAATTTGTTTTACCTTTGAAAAAAATAAAAATTTGGTTATCTAAAACTTAATTCGTATCTTTACATCATGATTGATAATATTGAACTAATTAAAGAACTTCTCAATTTCCAAAATGAGGGAGATTTTTATTATTGTCTTATTCTCAAAAGGAAAAAAGACCAACCCGAAGGTGAAAGAGACAATCACCAATCAGTTAGAACAATCAAAACATATTGTATTGAAAATATTGAATACCTTGAAAAGAGGTATGATGAAATTAAGCAACTCTGCGAAATGTTCAAAGCTCGTGCATATATTCATGTGCAAAAACAAAACCATAGGGATGTAAGCCTGAATATGATGGTTGCACTTGCACAACGCATCCAAGATGGTAGCCATGTGCAGAAAAACTTATTCGACTCCGTTGTTGGTCAATTAAAAACCTATGAAAAACGTTGGATTGTTGATTTGGACACCAAAGACGAGGATGAAGTTTTAAGAATGACCAAGGTAATCAACGTCACAAGACCCGAAGGAGATAAGATTGAAGCAATTATTCCAACAAAGAACGGATATCATTTTATCACAAAGAGATTTGACGTTCAAATGTTTGAAAATGTTTATCCAGAAGTTGATATACAAAAGCGAAACCCTACGTTACTTTTTTTACCAGAATCTTTATCATAGCAGAATTTTTTCATTTATTTTGATATTTATATCATATATGAAAAAGGTAATAAGGTTAAGCGAATCTGAATTAGTAAAATTTATTAAACTTGTTAGTGAACAAGTTACTGCAGAATATGATGATATTTCTGTTGAAGATTATGATGATAATCAAATGATTAGTGATGAGTTAGTTATTAAATTTTCAAAAAATGCAATAACAACTTTTTTTGCTAAAAGGGATATTAACGTAACTGATGTTAAAGTTGTTGATTCAACTCCAGAGGGTGTTGATATAACAATATATTCAATTACAATATTTAGTGAAGAAACTAAGATTAAAAATTTTGATGAAATTGAAAGTGAATTAAAAACTTTTACAGAAAAGCTAATTGGTGATGAATATATTGATGAACATCAGTTAATGGTTAACACCGATGTTATGTCAAATGCTGCATCAATAATAATTAATGGTAAAGATTTTAAAGTAGTTATTGCTTAAAATCTTTAAAATTCATCCTCAAAAAACTCTTCGAACAGTAGTTCAACTTTTTCAATATTTTTAATTAAAACATTTTTACCTTTATTGTTTACGGTTATTTCATTTTCATGAGGATATAAGATTCTATTCGATAATGTTTCTTGAATGTTGATTTGTGATTTTTCAATTACCGCTGTAACCAAATAAACATTTGTTTGGTAATTATCAACATAACCTCTTGAATCAAGAAGCATTTGTTTGTTCATTCCGAAATGTGAACCAATTTCATTGGTATTAATGTCAGTTTTAGATTTAGTATTCAAAACTCTATAGGCAACAAGCTTATTTGGTAGTTTTTCAAACCATGTAATCAGCTTTTCCAATTCAACTTTTGCAGCTTTTTCTGAATAATCCATGCTCATCAGATTTGAGAGAAGTGCGGCTTTGTTTATTGTTTGGCTTGTCATAACGGTAGCAAATATAATTACTTTTTTGTAAAATCAAAAAAAATATTTACATTTTTATAGATATTTATAAAAAAAATACAAATATGCTGATAAATGAACTTTTAAATAAAAATGAAAATCCTATAGACACCTTTGATGAATTTATTTTTAAACAAATTCAGAAAAAATTACCGTTAAGTCAATCACAAATTATTGATGAGTTTATTAAATTATTGCCGATGATAAATGTTGATAAAAAGTTTGCTAAAACATACTATAATGTTTTTAAACATAATTTTAGGGAGGACGGTAATTATTCGGAAATCACCTGGCAAGAATTTAAAGGGTCTGAAAATTGGGAATCAAGAAAAATTCCAAATTCTAAAGCTTCAGAATTTGTTAATAATTTGAGACCATTTAAAGGAAGTAATCTTAGTGCAGAGTGGGTGACAAAAAATGGAAAACATTATTATGAAGTAAATTCATATGGTTATTATCCAATATACATATATTATGATAATAAATGGTATGGTAATTTAAACAGGTATTCGGTAACAACTGCTAAACATATGTCAAATACTCGGCCACATGATGAAATTACTTGGCTTTCACAGAATGAAATGAAAAATTTTGCATATTATCAGTCATTTAATGAAATAATTTCAAATAGAAGACAAAAAATTTTAAGTGATAAAAATAATTATATTGGCCGAAAAATAACTTTTAAAAATTTTAATTTGGGTATTCGTATAATTTTCAAAATTACTGACATTTCAGAAGTTGAAAATGGTTTGGTCATGAAAATTGATGTTGAAGATGTATTCATATCAGATAGAAATTTTAAACCAAAATCAAATGAAAATTATTTATTAGGTGAAATTCCAAATGTTAATAGAGAAGTTGTTGAAGATTTAATAATTAATTACATTTCAAACGATGACTATTATAGATATTTGGAATTATCATCAGATAATGAATTAATTAAAACTTATGATTTTGAGTTTAATCATTTGAAAGTGTCATAATTAATTTATATCTTTGTTCTAATTATGAACAAAGGTAAAATTGATGTATTAATTGGATTACAGTGGGGTGATGAAGGTAAAGGCAAAATTGTTGATTATTTAACTCCAAATTACGATGCTGTTGTACGATTTCAAGGTGGTGCAAATGCTGGGCATACAATAATTTTTAATAATAAAAAACATATATTACACTTAATTCCATCTGGAATTTTTCATAATAATTGTATAAATATTATTGGTAATGGTGTTGTTATTGACCCAATTTCATTGCAAAAAGAAATATTAGATTTAGAATCTATTGGAATAAATGTTAAATCAAAATTGGTAATTTCTGATAGAGCACATTTAATATTACCAACACATAGATATTTGGATAAAGCTAATGAGAAATTACGGGGAGTCGAGAAAATTGGTTCAACATTGAAAGGAATTGGCCCTTGCTACATGGATAAAACTGGCCGTAATGGTTTAAGAATTTCAGACATTTATAAAGAAAATTTTAAAGACTTATGTAATAGTCTTGTTTTAAAACATTTGAATATTATTACACAGAACTCCAATAATCTGTCAATAGATTTTCATAACATTTTAAACGATATAATTGGTAAGCCTTGGAATTCAAACTTAGAGATTGAAGAAGCAACATGGTGGAATGCTATAGAATTTATTAAAAAATATACAGTAAAATCTACAGAATACTATATAAATGAACTTGTAGATTCTGGAAAAAACGTTTTAGCTGAAGGTGCCCAAGGAGCTCTATTAGATATTGATTTTGGAACGTATCCATATGTAACATCATCTAATACAACAATTGGTGGGGTTTTATGCGGTCTTGGTGTTCCACCGCAAAAAATTGGTAAAGTTATTGGTGTTTTTAAAGCTTATACTACAAGAGTTGGTTCGGGACCATTTCCGACAGAACTTTCAGATAAAATAGGTTTAAAGATTCGTTCAATTGGTAATGAATATGGTTCAACAACAGGTCGAGAAAGGAGATGTGGGTGGTTGGATTTACCATTATTAAAATATTCAATTATGGTAAATGGTGTTACAGATTTGGTAATAATGAAATCTGATGTGTTAAGTGAGTTTGATACAATTTCAATTTGTAACGAGTATTTAAATTCTGAGCCAAATTATATACAATTTCCAAGTTGGAAAGAAGATATTAGTAGTGTTATAACGTATAATGAATTACCTATCAAATTTTTAGATTACATGAGTTATATTGAAGAATATGTTCAAGTACCAATTCGAATAATTTCTGTGGGTCCTGATAGAGAACAAACAATTTTTAAAAATTTTGATTTTTAAAAAATTATATTGATATTTGAAACAATTATGGAAACAGCAAATAGAATTACTGACAACATTATTGAAAACCAAGGTTCAACTGAAGTATTTATTTCAGCATTAAGTTTAAAACCGAATCAAACTATTCAAGAGTTTAGTTATGTATTTCCTGGGCATAATTTTCATTATATTTTTTCTGGGAACCCTAATTCAATAAACAAGCTTAAAAATGATTTTTATATATACGGCTTTGATATGTTTGATTAATTGAAAAAAAATGTTTATTATTAAATAATGAGTAAAAAAGAAAAGCACGTAGTAATTACTAAAAATCCTCAAATTTTTGATGAGTATTTTAAATTACCATTTAAATTTAATGGTGAATATATATATTATAAAGTTTTTAGCAGACTTGAAAAAGCTATTGAATTTGCTGAAATAGAGGCACAAATTTATCATAAAAACTTAGGCATTAAAATTCCAATTGAATTGGAACAAGACGTTGAAATACCGTTATTAAATAATATTATTGGTTATTCTGTAACTTGCAATAATAAAAATTGGATTGTTCAACAAAATCCTGCTTGGGTATAATATTTATATTTATGGATTTTAATAAATTATTAAATAAACTACAAAATAATTTACCTAATATTTTATCATGGGTAATTATTTATTTTATATATTTTTTTGTGTGCAATAGTGCAATATCAAAATTATTTAATAATCCTGAAATGATTGAAGAATTAACAACATATGGTTTAATTAAATATAAGTATTTTATTGCAGTTTTTGAAATCATTGCGGTTTCTTTACTACTTTCGCAAAGATTTATGTTATTTGGGGTTGTATTATTAACTGGGTTAATGAGTGGTGCTATAGCTATTAATTTATCACACAATAATGGTATTGGTGTATTTTTACCCTTAATTATTGCAATGTTTGCCTGGGGATGGTATTTTTTACAGAAAAATAATAAATAGTATGAATATTGGGGCCTTACATCAGCATAATATTGGTTGGGTTGTTAAAGATATTAATAATAATGAATACCCTGTACAAATTGACCAGTTGAATATTAATAATATTCATAAATTTAAAATTTCAAAAATTGTTAATTTTGAAATTCTTGATGATAATTATGTTAAAATAATATGGTTGGACAATTAGAGTATAGTAATGGTTTTTGGGTAGTTTTTGTTGAAATTAATGATAATAAAAAATATTATCATATTGCGCCAGAATATTTACCAATATTAGAATCATATCATGATGGTACAATTGTTGAAATTGAAATAATTAGTAATAATTTTGCTAAAATTATTTGATTTTTATAATATCTTGATATTTAATAATAAAAAATATGAAACATTTATTGAATAATTTAACGGAAGAAGATAAGTATAAAATACTTAAAATGCATTCAAAATTTAAACCAACTTTAAATGAGGATGAATATGAATATAATGAAGATGTATATAATCAATTAATTAAATTTGCAAATTCTTTTAAAATTTTGCATGATTTAATTGATAATAATAATTTACAAATTTCTAAGGAAACTTATGACTCAATGATTGAGTTTATGAAACAATTACAAAATGAAATGAGAAATCTTAATCCAAAGGATGAGAAAAACTTTGATTTTTCATATTTCTGGTCAGGTACTGAAGTTAATAAAAACTTAAGTTTATATAATCGCAACAACAGTTAAAATCTAAAAATTATGATTTATTTTTTTATGGGAAGAATTTAAATTCTTCCCATATTTATTTAATAAAAAAAATGAATAATTTAATAGTAAATCTTAATTTAATAATTTCTGAAAATTCTAAAACACAAATTTTAGTTAATAAAGTCGGTTTAGATTTAAATACTGCCAATCATTTATATAGAATTGCTGGCAAATTATCAGTATTTATTGCAAATAAAATTATTAATTATTATTTTGAGTATTTAAATAAAAAATATTCAAACATTAACAAAGAATTCGTTATTGATTATTTAACAAATGATGAAGTTTTTTATACAGAACAAGATTCTATAAGAGATATTATAGAATATATTAAAATTGAATTAAATGGTAATATTGAACCAATTAAAAATAAAAATTATGAACAAATACAACAGGAAGCTTATAACTGGAAAAAATTCATAGCAGATGGTCGAGGTAGTATAAATTATGTTGAAACGCATAATATAATTCTTGATTTCAGAAATCCTGATGGTATGGGTTTTTATTGGGTAGATTTAGAAACCACAAAATCTTATGAAGAATGTTTAAGATTAAAACATTGTGGCGAAGGGGCTATGAATGAAAATTTATATTCGTTACGAGAAAATATAATAATGAGCGAAAAATATTCAGTTAATAAAAGTTATATTACAATGGGGTTATTAAATGGTTATTTAACTGAAATGAAATCTAATTATAATCAAAAACCTAAAGATTTTTTATCAAAATATATTATCCCAATTTTTAATTATAAAAATTCTTCAGGATTTCTTATAAAAGAATTGTCAAATAATGTTAAAAAATACTTACCAATCGATGTTGTTAATTATTTATTAATTAATCGTAAAGAGTTATTATCATGAAAACTTTAATCCGAAAACTATTAAAAGAACAAGAAGAAATAATAACACTTCCAAAATTTTATTATTTTGATAATGATTGGAATCTGGTATTGGAATTAAGTGAAGGTAAACCATTTAAAATTTTGGGTGATGTTAATTTAACTAATAATCAAGAAATAACAACTCTTGGCAATTGTTATGCTGTTGGTGGTCATTTGTATTTAAATTGGTGCCAAAATCTCGAATCACTTGGAAATTTAACTGAAGTTGGTGGTGATTTCGATTTAAGGGAGACAAATATCCAATCACTTGAAAGTTTAACTGTTGTTGGTGGTAATTTGGATTTATTTGGGTGCAAAAATCTCCAATCAATTGGAAATTTAACCGAAGTTGGTGGTTGGTTGGATTTATATTATTGCAAAAATCTCCAATCCCTTGGAAATTTAGCCGAAGTTGGTGGTTGGTTGGGATTGAGTTATACACCAATAGCTAATACCATGACAGAATATGAAATAAGACAACAAGTTAATGTTGGTGGTAATATTTATTTATAATGAAAAAATTAATCAGAAAACTATTAAAAGAAGAAGAAATAATAACTCTTCCACCATTTGAATATTTCGACTACGATTGGAACCTGGTATTGGAATTAAGTGAAGGGAAACCATTTAAAATTTTGGGTGATGTTGATTTAATTAATAACCAAGAAATAACAACTCTTGGCAATTGTTATGCTGTTGCTGGTAATTTGGATTTAAGATATTGTACAAATCTACAATCACTTGGAAATTTAACTGAAGTTGGTGGTAGTTTGAATTTAAGATATTGTACAAATCTCCAATCCCTTGGAAATTTAACCGAAGTTGGTAATCATTTGGATTTATATTGGTGTAAAAATCTCCAATCACTTGAAAGTTTAACTGTTGTTGGTGGTAATTTGGATTTATTTGGGTGCAAAAATCTCCAATCTCTTGGAAATTTAACAGAAGTTGGTGGTTGGTTGGATTTATATTATTGCCAAAATCTCGAATCACTTGGAAATTTAGCCGAAGTTGGTGGTTGGTTGGTTTTAGAAAATTGTACAAATCTCGAATCACTTGGAAATTTAACCGAAGTTGGTAATCATTTGGATTTAAGAAATACACCAATAGCTAAGACAATGACAGAAAATAAAATAAGACAACAAGTTAATGTTGGTGGTAATATTTATTGGCGGTAATATTTATTTATAATGAAAACTTTAATCCGAAAACTATTAAAAGAACAAGAAGAAATAATAACACTTCCACCATTTCATTATTTCGATAATGATTGGAACCTGGTATTGGAATTAAGTGAAGGGAAACCATTTAAAATTTTGGGTGATGTTAAATTAAATAATAATCAAGAAATAACAACTCTTGGCAATTGTTATGCTGTTGGTGGTGATTTGGATTTAAGATATTGTACAAATCTCCAATCACTTGGAAATTTAACCGAAGTTGGTGGTTGGTTGGATTTAGAAAATTGTGCAAATCTCGAATCACTTGGAAATTTAACCGAAGTTGGTGGTTACTTGAATTTATTTGGGTGCAAAAATCTCCAATCCCTTGGAAATTTAACCAAAGTTGGTGGTTATTTGGATTTATTTGATTGCAAAAATCTCCAATCCCTTGGAAATTTAACCGAAGTTGGTAGTGCTTTAAGTTTATATAATTGCAAAAATCTCCAATCACTTGGAAAGTTAACTGAAGTTGGTGGTCATTTGAATTTGAGATATACACAAATAGCTAAGACAATGACAAAAAATGAAATAAGACAACAAGTTAATGTTGGTGGTAAAATTTATATGCTATGAAAACTTTAATCCGAAAACTATTAAAAGAACAAGAAGAAATAATAACACTTCCACCATTTCATTATTTTGATAATGATTGGAACCTGGTATTGGAATTAAGTGAAGGAAAAC